CTATACTACTATTGTCTTTATCAAAGGCAGTTCCTTATGACTATCAATAGTGCTGTACTTATTATATTCTTCTCTGGTGATGTATCCTGTTTCCACCATTTTCGTTATAAACTTTTCATCCACAAATTCATCTGCGGCTGACACGATTTTCTTGGATTGACCTTTATCTTTCATTACAGTAATGACCCCATCCACTTCACGGAAAATGATCTCGCGCATATCAAATATTTCTATTCCTGCCCATATCTCCTGGGTAATTGACACTACTATTATTTTATCTCCCCTTTTAATATATTTTTGGGGGGTTTTATACTTTTCTATCTCTTCCTCATATCTATCTGGCAAGTTTTTCTTAACATATGCCTTAACAGTTTCGGATGCATCATTTAATAGCCATGCTCCTTCCCTAGTCATATTCTGCTTGACTGTTTCAAAATCCTTTGTCATCGCAAAAACCTCCTTCGGTAAACAATTATATCTTAACTCTTATACCTGTAACTTATCAAGTTTTAGAGGGAAGTGATTTCTTTATTATTTTCAAGTTTTCTATATTCTTCAAAATCCATCATTACATATTTCGGTTTATTATTTTTCATAATAACAACTTGCTTCTTTTCATCTACCATCTTGGCTACTTTTGAAAAGTTTTGGTTGGCCTCCGAAATGCTAACAATTTGTTCTGGGTTAATTAGCACTTTTAACCACCTCCTAATGTAATTATATCATATTTTAGGTATAATTCAAGCTAATATTTTAGGTTATTTCACTAAAAAAATCACAGAGATAAAAAATCCCTGTGATTTCTGTCTTAAATGCTTATTGAATATTAGTTTCTACTTGCCACATATACAGCATTTTTTCATCCCACTACTCTTAACTTCAGAAACAAATTCCTTTATGCTTACCTTATCCTCTTTAAGCATAGCATCAGTTTTCTCCGATACCTTTCTCTCACAATCGTTACATATCATGTTCTCATCTCCCTATAGTCGTAGTAGTTCTATGCTTTTATTCTACAGGTTGAATTGCTTCCCCTGTATCTGGATCGTGAACTTACCCCACCTACAAGGGGATGGGGCTTCCTGCTTCTTCGACCTGTTAAAGATTATTAATCTTTAACCCTACTATCTCCACAGGCTTAATTCCGATAGTTCCTACCGTATTTATCTACAGGCTTACGCCACTAATATTTTTAGTTCTTTCAATCCTTGCTTTAGAATATTTTTACTTGCGTTGGTATCTCTGTCGTGCTTAATACCACATTTAGGACATATCCATTCCCTTACGGTCAAGTCCTTAACCTCTGCATTTTGATAGCCACATACTGAACATAACTGACTTGAAGGGTAGAAAGTATCTATTTTGTGTACAGTTCTACCATACCATTCAGCCTTATATGTGAGTAGCCTTGTGAACTCTGACCAACTGCAATCACCTATTCTTTGTGCTAACTTTTCATTCTTCATCATATTTTTTACATTCAAATCTTCAAGTATTAAGATATGGTGTGCTAATTTTACAATCCTTTTCGGAGCAACATACTTCTTCATGAAGAACTTCATATCCAAATGGATATTTCTGATCAGCGAATAATCCTCTGTAGTTGTAGTTACCTTTTTGAACTTCTTTAAATTCAGCATCAGAAGCTTCCTTATATTTAGGATGTTTCTTTTCTTTTGCAGAACAATCTGAACAAATAACATCTTCATTCATTTTTGACATTATTCTAGTAGATAAATTTCCTCCACATCTATCACATACTTTTTTTTCATAGAAACTATCTCTCATAGCTCTATTCCTCCTTCATCTTCATAAATTTATTAATAGTACGACTCAAGTATATATAAACAACATCATCATATTCAATAATTTAAATAATATTATGTAAGAGGGGCAGTTTCCCGCTCCGCTCCTTAATCTTTATAAATTCACTACTTCCTTTAATTGAGGTTTAGGTACAAACAAACCCTTCTGCATTTTATAGATATTCTCACGATAAGCAGTTTTTATTTCATCCAGATCGCATTTACCTGTCATCTGCCCACGTGAATTCCATCCTATTTCATTGGCTATGGCCATAAATACAGAATAATCTTCAATTTCAACTTCTTTATATTTTTTCTTAAAGAATATCACACTGGTTTTGCAGGATGTTCCTGAAAAATAAAATGTTTCAGGCGGAAGAGATATTGTTCCCATATAATAGCATTCTTCTAATACCCATTTTCTAATTTTGGCACTTTGAGAATTTGCAAGAACCCCATCCGGCATTATAAGTATTGCTTCTCCTCCTTCTTTCAGACAGTTTACTGCAAGTTCAAGGAAGTATTCCTCTAACTTACCTTTTGCATACCGAAATCCATCTATTGTTTTTGGCCCTTTTCCAAAAGGAGGGTTGCCTATTATTAAATCCATGGAGTTTTTAAATTTGTCCATGTACTCAAGAGCATCTCCTCTTATAATATTAGCTTCTGGATAACATACTGAAGCTAGTTTGGCAAGTTCACTGGACAATTCAATGCCTGTAACATTTATATCTTTATTTTTTTTATAAAGAGCATTAATAAAAGCACCTGCTCCACAGGAAAATTCCAACACATTTGCTCCATTTGGTATGTCTATCATATCAACCATGAACTCTGTTACCACCTGCGGCGTAAAAAATTGAGTATTGTCTCCCCAGGTAATTCCGCCGTATCCAGTATGTGATTGTTTCAATTCTTCTACTTCCCCGTCAGTGAGCGGCCTTGTATCAGCTAACTTTATCAGTTCTTTTGCCCTCTCTATTCCATTCCATCTTGAGTGTTCAATTCTCCTATTCATCTTAAAAATCCTCCTTCTATCAATTTAATAATTATATTTTATACCTTTTATTCCATTCTTGTTTATGCCTACAAATAGAATAAAACCTAACACAACAGAAGGTATTGGACTAATTCTTATTGCAGAAACGATAGCCGGCAGAATTAAAAACCCAAATAACAAAGTGAATTTTGATAACTTTTTATAATCCATACTCTATCTCCTCCCACTATTCAAGAACATAAAAATTTTCTTTCTCAATTACATCTTCGAATATCCTTCGGCAGTAATCTTCTGCATCATCTTCTATACCATCTCTACTTAATAGAGAAAATTCTTCTTCATACAAAGGATTAGCCTGATAACTATGTCGCAGCTCATGTATCAATGTTGTAAACAGAGCTATGTGTATCTCTTCCCATTCATTTATATAATAGTCGGATTCCTTAATCATATCTTTTATGGTTTTCTTTATGGCCATCATGTTGACTATAACTACGCTTTCATAGAAAAGATGTTTTCCTAATTCCTTTTGTAAATCATCCATGAACTCATAGTTATCTAATTCCTTTACTAATTTGTTGTATTCCTTTTTATTATTTAGGAAAACAATCTTTTTAACAGTCATAAAAAGGGTTTTATCCAGCAAATTAACTAAAGAAAAGAATTTTTCTTTTTTAATTTTTAAACTATTGAACTCAAATAAGTTATTAACATCTAAAGTATCAAGGTAATTAAACTGCACTTCCCTTCCCCATGACTCATCATAAGCAAGTATGTGGCTACTATTTTCCTCCAATACTTCAATTTCATAAGATTCTTCAACATCTTTTCTTAAAACGCTTCTGTCCATATAGCCTACTTGCATGTCTGCAGTGCTTACTGGAATTGGTTTTACCTTACTTTTAAAATCTCCATTAACAAAATCTTCTGCTGTAATATATCCTATCTTCATATCCTTCATCCTCCCATTTTCATTAATATGACTTCCATACACAGTTGATATTTTGTTGCATAAATTACTAAATGATGCTTTCACATAATATCCCTCCAATCTCCTTCTTCATCTCAAAAAGTTCCTGTAATATATGTAAAAGTATAATTATTCTTTTGAGATAATTTCAAATAAAAATGCACCCTTTGATGGGGGTGAGCGATTGATTATTTTTGTTTTTGTATGTAGAAACTGTAAGGTATATAAAAAATACTTGAAAATTAAAAAAATCTTTTCATATCGTTGTTATAAAGGCGGTGATGCGAATGATTAATGGAATACGTTCGTTTAACACAACCATGTTAAATGAGATATATAAAAAGACAACTTCTATAGAGAAAATATCAGCCAGAATAACAAGTGGAAAGGTTATTAATAGTGCAGGAGACAATCCCGGAGCTATGTTAAGTATTAGTAGGTTTGATAGTGATATTAGAGAACATCAAACAGTAATGAATAATATTCAAAATGGTATAACCATGATAGATGTTGCTATTGAGGCACTTAATACTGTTAAAACTTATAAAGAAAAACTCGAATCAATGTCATTACAGTATGCCTTCGCAACCTCTTCTACTGATAAATCGGCACTGGAGGATAAAGCAAATCGAATTATTCAAAACATCCAGGATACATTTAATAATACCTTCTATAATGGGAAAAGGCTTTTTAATGGTCAGGAACATTATATTCACACAGGAATGTACTCCGAAAATTACACGAAGATTAAGTTCGATGACATAGTAATAAAGACTGATGATTTTATTACGGAACCACCTCCTAATCCGGGGACCGGTTCTACTTCCCCACCGACATCTACTAGAATATCATGCGAGTTACTTGTACTTTAGCGTCAGGGTACTTTTCTTCGATTTCCGCTATTTTAGATTTTATATACTCAATTTGCATACTATAAGCATCAGGCTTACTTAAGTACCGCCTCATTTCGTATTTTAACTTCTGTATTAGGGCTTTCGCAACGAATGTTTCATCTTGAATTTCTCTTAAATCCTTATCGGAATTCACATCTAAAAGTGTTGCTACTACTTCCTCTAAACTTCTCCCTTTTCTGTCAAGCGATTTCATATTGAAAGCACCTCCTTTTCTATTCAATATTCGCTACTATCACTATATCATAATTTTATATTTATGTCAATTATACTTTAACGTACTTATTTTTTCGTAATATACACATTTTGGTATAGCTATTGATATTTATAATTATGGTCAGAATTATGAATTATATGCTATAATATATTTAAAAATACAAATTGGAGAAGGTGTTATATGAATAACGATATTTTAATAGAATACATAGATATGTTTAAAGACTATTTATCTTTAAGAAACAAATCACAAAGAACGATTTCTGAATACGGGTATGATCTCTATATGTTTAACAATTTCCTTGATGAAAAAGGACTTCTTAATAAAATTCAGTCCATTAATGATATTAATGAACGAATGATAGAAAAGTTCATCATTTATTTAAGAAATGAAAAGAAAAACTCTGTGGGAGAACCTCTATCCCCTACAACCATCAAAAGAAAGTTTTTTGCCATAAGTTCTTTTTTTAAATTTCTTATAAGAAAGAAGTATTTTATCGGAGAAAATCCTACAAAGTACATAGACATGATTACTACCACAACATTAAGCACCCACACTTATCTTTCAATAGGACAAGCACAGCAGCTCATATCTAATATAGATACAAAATATAAAGAAAGAGATACTCTTATAATCGGACTTATGCTATTAATGGGACTTCGTGTAAGCGAAGTAGCTAAACTTAATATTGGAGACATAGATAGTTTCAATAAAACCATTACAATTCATGGGAAAGGCGATAAAGAACGAACTATTCCCTACTCTGCCGAAATCGAAAAATACATTTTGGACTATCTTGCTTGTAGAGAGAACATAACATCTTTATCTGATAAAAATGCTTTATTTATTTCCAGAAACCATAAGAGGATAACCGTAAGAAGAATTCAAAAACTTACAGCAGAGTTAGTAAACCAATTAGGATTTAATATTGGAAAGGAGAATGAACCATCCAGAAAAAAGATAACTTGTCACAAACTGCGTCATACTTTCGGTACATTATCTGTTCAAAATGGTGTTGACATACTAACTCTTAAAGATATACTTGGTCATTCTACAATTAATACAACGCAAATATATGCTAAAGCATCAAATGCTCAAATTAAAAATGCTATAGAAAATAATCCTGTTTATAACAGGCCTATGTTAAATGAATAAAACTTTTTATTTTAGGGAGGTATTATATATGGTATATGAAGATTACATAAGCAAATTCAATATTGATATTAATGGACTTTTTACACCTGAAGAAGTGTCTAGTGAACTATCAGATAAAGTGTTTTTCCAACTCGGTTTTGATCCTGTATTCTCACCAATGGATTTAGAAAAACTCGAACTGCGTGATCCTAAAGAATGGAATAGAATTACTTCTTCCCTAGAAGAAATAGAATTAAGAATAGCTATGGACTGCTACTTTGAGGAAAGAGAGCTATTAGAAAAAGATATAAATAAAAATATCGGATTAATAATGGAACTAATCAACTATGTGCAGAACTAAAGGTGGATCTCTCCACCTTTTTTATTTTTATCCCAAAATCACTTTAATACTTTTGCCTTTTATTTCTGTCCTTGTCGCCTTTTTCCGTACAATTTGATTTTTTCTATGTTTTGCTATACAATTACATAGATACAACAATTTCTATGGAAGGGGTGGTTCTGTTGAGTATATTAAAAATGTTTGATTCTAGTGAGCGTTTTCTCAAGAAAAATAAACGCACACTTCAACATATATTAAGACTTGAAGAAGAAATATCTAAACTATCTGATATTGACTTAAAGAATAAAACAATTGAGTTTAAGGAAAGATTAAAAAATGGAGAAACCGAAGATGATATACTGCCAGAAGTATTTGCTGTTTGCAGAGAAGCCGGCTGGAGAACTCTTAAAATGAAGCACTTCCCGGTTCAGCTTTTAGGCGGAATTGCCCTTCATCAAGGAAATATTGCTGAAATGAAAACTGGTGAAGGTAAAACCTTGGTTGTAACACTTCCTGCATATTTAAATGCTTTAACTGGAAAAGGTGTTCATATAGTTACTGTCAATGAATATCTAGCGAAAAGAGATAAGGAGCAAATGGGACAAATATTCGAATTCCTTGGGCTTACAGTTGGACTTATATATAATCAGCAGCCAACAGACGAAAAGAAAAGAGCCTACCAGTGCGATATAACATATGGAACTAATAGTGAGTATGGGTTTGATTATTTGAGAGACCATATGGTAACCTCTCCGGCACAAAAGGTCCAAAGAGGGCTTAACTACACAATAATAGATGAAGTAGACAGCGTTCTTATTGATGAAGCAAGAACCCCTCTAATCATTACAAGTCCAAAATCAAAGTCTCCAGAACTCTATATAAAAGCTAATGAATTCATCAAGACATTATCAAAAGAGGATGTCAATTATTTTGAAAAAGATAAAGCAGTATCTCTCACAGAAAGCGGTATAGAAAAGGCGGAGAAATTTTTTGGTATAGAAAACCTTGCAGACCTTCAAAATATAACGATAAATCATCATATAAATGTAGCCCTAAAAGCTCACTATATCACCAAAAGAGATATTGATTACATTATTAAGAATGGCAAAGTCATCCTAATTGATCAATTCACTGGTCGTTTAGCTTTTGGCAAACAGTATAGCAATGGTCTTCATCAAGGAATTGAAGCCAAGGAAGGACTTGATATACACCCAGAAAACGCTACTGATGCTACTATTACTTATCAAAATTATTTTAAAATGTACAATAAAGCATCCGGCATGACTGGTACAGCCCTTACCGAACTCTCTGAATTTAGACAAATTTATGGTCTTGATGTTATTGTTATACCAACAAATAAGCCGGTTATTAGAAAAGATCTTCCTGATTTAGTTTATAAAACTCAAATGGGTAAGTATCACGCTATTATAAAGGCTATTAAGGAAAGGTATGAGAATGGTCAGCCTGTTCTCGTTGGAACTACTAGCGTGGAAAAATCGGAACTGTTAAGTAATATGCTTAATAAAGAAAGCATACCTCATCAGGTTCTAAATGCAAAATTTCACGAAATTGAAGCGTACATTGTTGCCCAGGCCGGAAGATATAAAATGGTTACTATAGCAACAAACATGGCTGGTCGTGGTACTGATATTCTACTTGGAGGAAATGCAGAATATCTTGCTGAAGAAGAATTCGTTAAAAAACACGGATTTAAACCTAGTCATATAGATGAACATTTAGAGCTTGAAGAAGATGCTAAAATTAGTATGATCTCCGATTTTGAATCGTTAAAAGACCATTTTAAATATATAACAGAAAAAGAAAAAGAACTCGTTCTCAAGGCAGGTGGATTGTGTGTAATTGGTACTGAACGTCATGAGGCCAGACGTATTGATAATCAACTCCGTGGTCGCTCTGGTCGTCAAGGAGACCCAGGAGAATCAATATTCTTCTTATCTCTGGAAGATGATTTATTAAGATTATTTGGCGGAGATAAGGTGCAGGCATTGGCTGAAACATTGAAGTTAGGAGATGATACCCCTATTTCATCAGGTTTCTTATCAAACTTGGTTGAAAATGCCCAGAAAAAGTTAGAAGGTATGAATTTCGGCATTAGAAAAAATGTTTTTGACTTTGATAGTATAGTAAGTGTTCAAAGAAAGCATATCTATGAGGATAGGGATAAGGTACTAGATATGAACGCTGACGAACTTCAAGAAGTTGTTAATACTATGGCCAGTTCTATAATTAATCAAATGGTTGATGGAGTTTGTTCTGTTGATTTAGTCCCTGACGACTGGGATTTAGATAGTTTAATGAAGGAATATGAAAAACTCTTTGGAATAAATGTTTTAAATGAAGTAAAGGAAGCTAATGGAGTAGATGAAATAAAGAATGTCCTCTTAACTGCTGCATCTAATCGATTAGGTGAATTAACTAAATCATTTACTGATAAAGAAGATTTGTGCAGATTCTTTCGTACTATCATGCTTAATAGTGTTGATGTTTTATGGAAAAACCACATAGAAAATATTGAGGAATTAAAGCAAGGTATTGGTCTTCGCAGCTATGGTCAGAAGGACCCCAAAATGGCATTTCATTTTGAAAGCTATGAAATGTACAAGCAGATGATAGAGCAAATAGCATACGACACCCTATTAAATATTTATCACGCACAAATAATTGAACATAGTGAGCCAGTTGAAGAAGTTGCTGGTTAAATAAAAAAGGCATTTCATTAGAGATGCCTTTTTTACTACATATCAAATACTTGAAACATTTTAGAGTCATGCTCTACTATGTATTTATAGAAATATATAGGAGATATTTCAAGATAACGAAGGAGGCTTTATATTGGCAACGAAGATATGTGTTGTAGATTCAAAAAACACATCCTACATCTTCCATTGTTCGGGAGAAATAGTAATAAACAAAAAATTTAAAGGATTAGGTAGACTTCTTACACCTATTGCCGAAATAGGATTAAGAAAGCCTGTATTTTTCATTTTAGAGGGACAAAAACTTAAGACAGATGTTCTAAAGGCTTGTGCGATTGATGATTAATAATCAGTCGTACATACCAACACAAAGGCGGTGACTATCGCCTTTACATTATTTATCAAATAGGAGGAATATGTATGAAAGTTAGTGGATTATGAAAGTGAATATTATCTTACAAGTAGTTTTTAGGTAATTAAATGTAATCATACTAAAAATACTGTATAGAAAAAATTAAAGGTATAGCATTAGCTATACCTTTAATCATTTTGGAGTTATTATTCTATATTACATTCCTTAATAATATGCTCAATTCTCTTCATAAAAGCCTCTATATTATCCTCTATATCAAAAGTTGTATTTAATAGCGTATTATACACATCATCGCATATAACACAAGGATTTACATTAGGATGTTTTTTAATTTCAGTAATCGTGGTTGATTCCTCTCTACCATTATTGAATCCTTCTTTGTAACTGCTATTACCTATTATGAGAATTGCTTTTCCGAAAACCACATTTATTTCATTAACATTGTTCCATGAGTTCTCTTGCAGGGTGATTTTAATTACTATGTCGCTGGTCTTTTTTATATTAAAACCCATCAATCAACCTCCTACTATATCTCGTTTATATTTCCATCCTCAACAAAGAATACTTTACTTCCTTGTATTTGCTTCAAAGTAGAAGCCACACCTTTATCTTCATTAGTAGCTATAATGAAGATGCTTTCATAATTGCCCTTAATGTGATCAATTAATTCAAGGAATAGTTTAGTATTCTCCTGATCTAATATTTCAGCATCATCAACAAATAGAATTTTAGCATTAGTCAAATTATTGATGGCATCCTGCAGTATAATACCTATTCTCAATTTCTCACTATTTGATAAAGCATTGAGATTCATGATACCACTCTTGTTTTCAACAAGAATATCAAAATTATCATCAAAACTAAACTTTATCTTATATACACCATTGGTAAGTATTGAGAGTGTTTTATTGCAGTAATCCTGAATTGGAGATATGATTTTTTCAAGCACTCTTGCTTTAATACCTTTAGGACTAAACTCTTTAACAAGATACTCGTAAAGGTCCACCATACCTACGGACTTTTCGTATTCTACTACCAGTTTATCATAATTTTCTTTAGCCTTCACCCATTCATTATGAAGATTTTGTAAGTCTTTCTGCTTCTTTATTTCATCTTGATATTGTTCCATTTCATTGTTAAGAGCAGTTTTGTCCTGAACTTTTATACTCTTTAAGTCTTTAGTTAATTGCTTCTTCTGTTCAGTTTGCTCATCTAACTCGTTAGCTAATTTAATTTGAAGCTCCAGGTTATCCTTTTTCTTCTTAAGGCCATCTACTTTTGTATTAAGAAGATTGATATTACTTTCAGCAGTAGCAATCTGCTTTTCATTATCCTCAACCTGTTTTTCCAAATCAGATATAAGGAATGTTTTATCAGTATTGCACACTATTTTATCACTTAACGGACAAACAGAAGTGCTTACCTTCTTTATAATGTCATTTAAGTTCTTATTCTGGCTCTTCAATACATTAAAAGTTGCCTTATGTTTTTCAAGTTCCTTATTAGCTTCATTTATTTCAGTAACATATCCAAAGATAGTCTCTTCCGCCTCTGCAAGATTAACATTAGGGTCAATCTTCTTTTTTAGATCCTCTATCTTTTGTTCAGCCTTTTCTATATAGCTAGAAAGCCTGTCTCTCTGTTTAACCTGCTCATCAATAACAGCAATTTTCTTAAGAACGTCTTCTCTTTTTACATTAAGATTTTCTAGTTCTTTATTAACTGCCGCTATGTCTACTCCGCTACTTGCCGGAATTGTCCCTATAGCATCCAATTTTGCTTTGAGATTTGCAGAATCCTTTTTAACATTTTTTCTTGTCGCAAAGAATTCATTATAGGTTTTGTCTAAAACCTCAATTGGTACATTGGTTGGTAGTGCATCAAGAACAATATCTTTAGCCGCATCGGATGGATTATCCATATACGAAATTATATTTTGAGGTGTCAAAACAGCGCTTGTAAGTCTGAATAAAAAATCCTTCTGTTCATTAGGCTTCATGTTCATAAACTTTGAAGAGTTGATTACACAACTTAATGCATCATAAGACAAACCAAATTCATCTAGTATTTCTTTTTGAACTTCTTTGTCTGGAATCTTACTACTATTGAGTTCTACATAGCTGCCTCTTTCTTTGATAACACGCTTTAGTGTACCCATAGTTTCAATTTCAACTTCTACTAAACCTTCTTTTTCACCATGTTTAATAAGGTCTTTAGCATATTTTCCTCCTGGTGTCCACTCATTTTCTCCTGTTATAGCTAATTCTAAAGCACCCTTGACTGATGTTTTCCCAGCATTATTCTTTCCAATAAAGAAATTCACAAGGTCAAACACCATAAAGCTCTTCTTATGGTTTCTAAAATTAGTTAACTCCAAATTTTCAATTTTCATAAATAAATTCCTCCTTCATCATCATAAAAAATATATTTTGAGATATTTTTATTATCAAATTAGATATTAGGTAATTTCAAGTTAATCTAAAAATAAAAGACTATGCGGATTTTCCCGATAGCCTTATAATCTATCTTATCGTAATAACAACTCTGCCTTACTCTTAAATTCTTCTTCGCCTGTTTTTGCTATTTCAGTTAATAATGTTATAACTTTTTCTTCATTAAAGTCCGTTTCTTTCACAATGTCTGAAATATCGTTAGAGGTACGCAATGCTTTTTTAGTAAGAGCAACCTCATATTCAAATACATTTGATTTAGCTTCTTCTAGTAGCTCGGCCTTTGGGTAATAATATCTAATATCACTATTCGTCTCAAGCGGACTAGCCTTTGGATTTTCAAGATCATAATACTCTATTAGTATGCTTTTAGCTTCCATAATTTCACGTACGGTATAATTAGCCTCTTGGCTGCTATTTAACATTTTTCCAAAATCTTTGAAATATAATAAATGCATAGCAAGATAGTATTCAAGATTTGAGAGCCATCTTAAATTCTCTTCCTTACTCATGTCAATAGGAAATGGCTTTAAGTTTTGAATCATTGCTAATTCATAGTAAGGGTTAAGACATACTGTAATGGGCTTGTGTGCTGGAAACCTATCTATATCTTCCGGGTCTTGAATTTCTTTAATAAATATTTTGTTCGACAACATCTCTCTTTTTAATTCATCTTTGATAATCAATACATTATTTTTAAGAGCATTTTTATTTTTCACATTCCCTCTTGCCTTTGCCATAGAATTTATAGTAGCTTTTATTGCAGTTATTCCATATTGCTTAACCTTTTCTATTTTTGCCTTCTTTGCCATATATCACATCACTCCTTCATTATAAATTCCTGAATTATTTCTACAAGTTTCTCTGCTTCTCCATAGAAATAATATATATTTTTAAATTTTGATGGGTGGTCATTCTTACTATTTATAAACCACACCACAAGCCTTGAGTTTACAAACCTTGTCCTGAACTCTTTTATTAAATTATATATATCTGTATAACCGTCTGTTATAAACAGCACAGTATCTTTTTCATCTATAGAATACAGTATTTTTGTACATTCACATCTCTTACTTAACGATACCAAATTTAAGGGGTAATTATCAAATTCTACTACCTCTTCAGCTACAAAAAACTTTTGAATACAATCAACCCCTGCATGAGAGAGGTACTCCATAAATAACCCTACTCCATCTAAATTATGTTTCATGGAATAAGATGTATCTATAAACATCTTTGTGTTTTTACTGATAAACCTTTCACTATTGGGAGATAATTTTACAGGAAGAATATCTCTTACTCTTCTTATATCATGAAAATTATTGGGGCAAAGCCTTTTCGCTCCTGCTTCCTGAACTGCCTCTGGTATTCCTTCCGGAAACACCTCTGTTAATAATACTAGGTCATTTACTGTAGAGTTTGGAATGCACTCTGTAATTATCTTCTCTTTTTCTGTATCCAAAAGCTCATATAAATACCTTCTTATATCACTTATTCCTATTTTGTAATCTCGAATTAATTCAATGTGTTCTTTGGCTTTGAATAAGCCTTTCAGGAAATCCGTTTTTAATTTTAATATAACTCTTCTTTTAGGCAGGTAATCCTCATTGTAGAGAATATATTGGGTATTTATAATAACTCGCACACCCATTTTTTTTTCTGCTTTAAAATGAATTCTAGTCATAACTTCATGCAAAAATATTTTATAGTTTATAGCAACTTCTTCTTTGAGATTTCTTATAAGCCAGTCTGAAATTACGGCTGAAACTGTCTTATTCATAGGTATATCTATAATCATTAACGCTCTCCAAAAAATCATTAAGTGCTTTATATTCTCAATTTCTTTCATGAATAGAGAAGGGAATTCCTTCTTGTTTATATATAGAGCCACAGCTACACATCTTGGAATATTAATCTTGGATATACTGTTTTGCCCATATAATTCATTCGTAATTTCATCGAGTGAAAAATTTTTAAGCATTTTGTAGCTTGATATTATTGTTTTATCCATACTGGCATAATAATTCCTGCCTATAAGTCCATACCGAAACATATTGCCTAATGAATTCATAACTATCACTCCCCTTTTATACTAAAAAAGTGATGTATCTCTACATCACTTTTTTAGTCAATTCATCGTTTATTCTTTTTATGGCATTCTTGTAATAGTCCTGTGATAGTTCAAACCCACAAAACCTTCTATTCGTTCTTATACATGCAATCGGAGTTGAAGCACTACCAATAAAAGGGTCCATTACAAGATCATTTTCATTACTTGATAAGAGAATAAATTTTTCAATGAGTTCTGGATTTTTCTCATTTGGATGAATTCTCTTTCTAATATGATTGTTTTTTATATTTGCTTTATAGTTAGGAGGAATAACTGATGGATACTGATAAGTAAAATCTTTAGGATTTTTATTTCGCTTATCCCTTTTCCAACTTTCACTTGCCGGAATCCAATCAACGGCATTTAATCTTTTTGCTTTTCCTTTGCTTGCAAAGATTACAAGCTGCAAATCGAAACCAAAATTGTTCTTTAAATACCTATTATTTATATATACTTGAGTAGATAGTAAATTGTTAAATTCAAATACTTCTTTTACTGCACTTACCCATTTATCTACCTCAAGCGTAGGAATGAAAATATAAATATGTGCATTTTCTTTTAGCACTCTATGCATCTCATAAAGCCATTCTTTATATATCTCAAATACATTTTTATCATCATAAAATTTAGAATTACAAAAATTTACCCCATAAGGAGGATCTGTAATAATGAGATCCACACTCTCATTCTTATACTTTTTTACTCCGGCAAGAAAATCTTCATTATATATAGTGCTTATTCCCATACCCCTCACCTCTTTTGCTTGAATATAAAAAAAGTGGCCACGCCACCTTTGTGTTGATTATCAAATAAGATTTTGATATTATTCAAGTTTTTTTTGATTTTCTTCGCATAATCTGGTATAATTTGTCCCGTAAATAAAATTTCGATTGTTGCGGAAATTTAGGTCATATTAAAAGGAGGGGATAGCGGGTGAATAAAAAAATATTATGTATTACTTTACTTATAGCATTATCGCTAAATTCAACTGCTGCCTTCGCCAATCCAGTAAGTAGTGGGATACAAGGCATACAGCAGCATATAAATAATACAAACACTCAACGAAGCAGAATAGAAATAGAAGAGAAAATTCAAATGCTTGATAACGAAATTCAAAACGCTATGATAGAAATAGATAATGGGAAAGAAAAAATCGCAGAAATTGAACAAAACATTACTGACACACAAACCGAAATTGATAAAATACAAAAAGAAGCTAATGACTACTCTGAAGTTTGTAAAGAAAGAATGAGAGTGTTATATATAAACGGCAGCCATTCTTATATAGAAGTTTTATTAGACTCTGAAGGGATTGGCGATTTTATTTCCAGATTAGAGATGATAAAAAAGATTTTAAAATTTGATAAACAAACTATGGAAGAATATAAAGTAAAGTTAGATACGATTGAAGCTAAAAAGAAAGAGCTTGAGGAAAAGAAAACCGAATTAGCTTCTATACAAGAAAAAAATGAAGAAAAACTTAAGTCTCTCGAAAAATCAAAAGAGGAGCAGCAACGCATACTTGCGTCATATAGACCCACAACCGTAAATCAGGAAGAGGTAAATAGAATTTTATCATCATTATCTTCTAATAAAGTTCCTCTATCTAGGCGTGGAAGTATATCTTCATCTGCAGTAGTTAATTACGCAACTAATTTTTTAGGAACTCCTTATGTATGGGGAGGAACTTCCCCAAGCGGATTTGACTGCTCTGGTTTTACACAATATGTGTACAGGCATTTTGGTGTAAATCTACCAAGAGTAGCTTCTGATCAACAACAAGTTGGATACAATGTTTCAATATCAGACCTGCGCCCAGGAGATTTAGTATTTGTTGGGTATCCAGCGCATCATGTAGGCATTTATGTAGGAAATGGTTATATGATACACGCACCACAGACTGGAGATGTAGTTAAATTATCTCCTATAAGGTCTGGTTCAAATGCCAGAAGAGTAAATTAAAAGAGAAGGAATTTTATCCTTCTCTTTTTTCATATATAGCAAAACCATACTTGTATTCACCTATTTCATGACCTCTTATCATCTGTTTTTTATCCCATATATCAGCATCAATGTTGGGGAAAAACGTGTCTGCATCAAATGAGTGAAAAATATGTGTGATATATAACCTATCCGCATACGGCATTAATTGTTTGTATATGGATGCTCCTCCACATATAAATACTTCTTTATTATCAAGATTAACTTCATTAATTTTTTCAAATAGCTCATCTATACTATGAACTACTATAACCCCTTCTAACTCTATATTTTTCGTTGTCATTACTATATTAATTCTGTTAGATAGAGGTCTTTTGGGAAGGGATAAATAAGTATTATATCCCATAACTACAATATTCCCATCAGTAATTTTTTTAAAATACTGCAAATCCTCTTTTATATGACACAACAAACTATTGTCCTTTCCTATCCCCATTCTTTCATCTATGGCAGCAATAAAGCTTATCATCGTAGAACTCCTCATATTCCAAGTTCAAAAGATAACTGTGGTTTAACTGGTTCATAATCTACCATCTTAAAGTCATCTATTGTAAAATCATAAAAGTTAGTTTTATTTGTATCTAATATAAGTTGCGGTTTCTTCCTGCTTGGAGTTCTTGACAATAATATTTGAGCCTGTTCGAAGTGTCTGTCATATATATGAAGATTTTGAGTAAAATGAGCGAACTTTCCGGGCTTTAACCCTACATGCTTTGCAACCATTAAAAGTAAAGCCACATACTGCATTTTATTAATATGGCCGGCCACAAGATAATCTGAACTTCGTTGAATAAGTGTCATATCAAGATATTCTCCTCTTGCACACCATAATGTCTGGAATGCACAAGGAAATAATCCCTCTGTCTCCTCAAAATCTTCGTATTGGTATAGATCTATTATATGTCTCCTGCCATAAGGTTCATTTTTTAACCCATTTAGAAGTTTGTTCATTAAATCGTATTTCCTAACAGTAGCTCCATACCTCTGTCCTATAGTTCTGTTCCCAATATCCCACTCATTCCACCAATCAACACCATATTTATTTTTTAAAAGGTCTAGGTCAGATGATTGATCCTGATATATCCAAAGTATTTCCTTTACGCCACCCTTCCAAGCTATAGGTCGTAAAGTGGTGATTGGAAATTCTCCTTTATTTAAGTCATATTCCTCATATTTTTGGTTTACAAACAATGTATAAGCAGGAGTCCCGTCTTTATATACAGGTCGTACTTTTTCTCCGGCAGTGCTTGTCCCTGTTTCCATTATTTCTTTAATTGTATCTATAAATATTCTATCTGCATTATTCATTATATGCATCGCCCCTTTCAATAAAATAGTCTTTATTCATAGTCGGGTTAAGCCCAGTAAGTTTATTAATAGAAGTAGTAGACAAAATAAAATATTCGCTATTTAGTTCAAACCCTACATAATACCTTCTATTCAAAATAGCAGCTATTGCAGTTCTTGCACTTCACATAAAAGGATCAAGTACATAATCCCCTTCTTCACTAAAAGCCTTTATGAAGAAATCAGGTAATCCTAACGGAAATACCGCCGGATGCCACTTATTATCCGAATACTGATTTATTGAATTATTTATAGCTAAATGGTTTGACGGGTGTGCTATCTTTCTGTTTTTCATATGTTCAGAATTACTATACTGAAAACCGCTTCCATTTTTCGTTTGTCCTGAAAATTTTCTATACGCCCTCTTTTTACTTTCTTCTTTTATTGGCGTAGCTACATTGTCTGGAAATATCTTTATGTCTGTTGTTTTGGCAAAATGGTATACTGGCTCCCATGCATTTTTAAATCTATTCTTATACCTTCCAGGAACACCTTTTTTAGTCCAACAGAAAGTATCAATCAGCTTAAAACCCACATCTTTACAGAGCATCAATACTAGCTCCATTACATAAAGACTTTTTTCTCCGTTTATGGTATGTTCCTTTATATTAAGGAAGAAACTCCCGTCATTTTTTAATACACGATATATTTCCAATGCTATTGGTCTAAACCAATCTAAATAATTCTCCTCTTTTATTCCTCCATAGGTATTTTTGCGCCTGTCTGCATAAGGAGGAGATGTCACAACAAGCTGAATTGAATCGCTTTTTATATTTTGTAATCCAATACGACAATCTTGATTAAGAACTACTCCATAATCAGTTTCTTGTCTTAAAACCTTTGGTATATTATTAAAAATTTCATCTATATTATCACCCCCTATGTAAAAAAAGAGAGTCGCTACTCTCTTTTCTATAGTTTTAGGGTGTCATCAAAACTGTTAAACTAAATTTTATCTCCTTTTAGCTTGATGTTCCTTTATCCTCTTAAGGCATATGTCATAGTAAGTTTTCTCTCTTTCAAAGCCTATATAGTTGATGCCAAGTTCAATGCAGGCCAATGCATGGGTTCCACTTCCTGCAAACGGGTCCATACTAATGCCCCCTACTGGAGTAACTAAAGATACTAAATGCTTGATAAGAGCCGTAGGTTTTACTGTAGGATGGTTATTGTATTTGCCACGTTCCTTTCCACTTGCTTTAGCACAGTAGAAGAATCTTGACGCTCCTCCTTCATCACCATATGTTACCTGAACATCTCCAGCCTTTCCTAGTCCTCCGTGTTCAACAAATGAGCCTTCTTTTCTTCTAGTACAATTGCTGCCACTTTTTAAAATGCCAGTTTGCTTATCAAGTATAGTCCCGGCTATTTCATCAAATATAACATTGGCCGGAAATCTCCCAACACGGCTTTCTCCTTTATAATTTTCTGGACTAACGTAATCATGAAGATATGTGTTTCCCGACCCTTTTCTTGTGCCGACTGTTTTTATAACAGCATCACCTATTCTATTACCATCTATATTAAAAGCACCGGTCCCCCATTTTAAAACATTTTCGGCAACCGTTCTTTCAGATAGCGGTTTTCTTGCAACACAAATGGGTTCATTAGCTGGTTTTATTAGGCTTTTCCAGCCTTCCCATTGTCTTGCTTTCTCTTCTATATCTTGGCTACTATCTATTTTATTAATAGCTTTACTAATATCTATCCCCTTCGGGAACCCCTGTGAATATATCCAGCTCATAAACCCAGTAATCTGCTGCTGATCAATTAGCTTCTTTAGGCCATTAATCTGTTCTTCAGATAAAGAGTTTATAAAGTTTAACAGTTCTTGACTTCCATCATAAAAATAGTCAATTTTATCTCTGATTTCAAAGCCGGCATCTTCAATAGCACAAGCCATTCTGTGATAGGTTCTTGTCCCACTAAATGCCAAAAGGTATCCTCCAGGTCTTAAAACCCTATAACACTCATGCCAGAAATCTGTACTGTAAGCTATCCCTGTTTTATCCCATGCTTTGCCCATGAAACCTAACTCATATGGCGGATCTGTTACAATACTGTGTGCAAAGTTTTCTGGATACTCACGAAGGCCAATTTTACAATCTATATTGTGAATTTGATTAATTTGCATATAGTCCCCCCTTTCTTTGGGTATGTAAAAAAGCCCCTACGGGCTACCCCTAAAGTGGGGGGAACTATGCAGATATGTTTTTATTGAAATGTTGTTTGATTTCATCTCTAAATTCATCAAAAGATGATAATGGATTGAGAAGGAATTGTGCTATTTCATACATTCCTGCTCTCCCTCTTACCGGGAAATATGTCTTGTCATCCCTATACCGCTTATCTCCACATTTGTAAAAAGCACTTGTTTCGAGAAATTCTTTTTTGGGAAGCCATCCACATACAGTTAATATGTTTTTATCTATATTTAAACTTGTAAAAAGATAGGCCTCTGTATTAAAATGAGCCTGACTTCCCATAAAATTATGTGCATAATGGTCTTTCATATGTTTTTATCTATATTTAAACTTGTAAAAAGATAGGCCTCTGTATTAAAATGAGCCTGACTTCCCATAAAATTATGTGCATAATGGTCTTTCATAGGTACAGTTCTACCCATTGTTTTAACATCTATTGTTGTGCCGCAAATTATTAAGTCTATTCCTTTATCAAACCCATCTCCTTTAGGTCTTTCATATCCAAGTGCATCAGCTACAACAACTTGTCCTATAATTCCAGTTCTTTGTTGATAATAATTGCCGTCAGCATCACCTCTGTGGCCAAAACTAACTGTCTTTAGCAGTGTTTCTACATATTGTATTTGTTCTGTATTTACCTGTATATCAAACATTGTTCATACCACCCCTGTTGCTTATATTAATGTCTTTCTGCTCCATGGCAGATTAAACATATGTAAGGGTGATATGAGGCTGCAAATTATGTTAAGCCATCATATTCAACTATTTAATTGTTTTAATCAATTGCTCTTTTAGGTCATTCCACTCAAATTTTTCACATAGCTCATAAAGACTCATATAAGTCCCACATCCACTACAGAAAAATGCTGGGTTTTTCCCTTTAAAAAATACTGCAGAAGGTACTTTATCACCATTTGCGTGTTTGTCCGGGAACAAACAATGACACACCATTTTATCATCTCTCTCATAAGCAATTTCTAATTTCTTTCTCATATACTTATAAATAGATTCTTCGTCTAACTGACCAGATGTAATATCTATTAAAATATCTGCCTTGGGTTTTTTCGGCTTCTTTGGAAGAGGCGGAAGAATCGCATTTATATCTTCATAGGTATATCTTATTTCAGGATTAAATTTTACGCATTGTACAAGAATAGGTTCTTTTTTCACGTGATAGAAATTAGGCATTCTCATTGTTCTGCTTTCATTTTTTATTTGTGTATCAGCATTAAAGTAAAGAGCCAATCTTTCTTGTATATTCCTAAACTTTTTTACAGGAACATCATCAACAAGGAAATAGCAATGAAGTGATTTTCTTGTTTTTACGATGATTGAAGGCTCAATTGGACTTTTCACAATCATTTCTAACTGTTCATCAAATGAAAGATTATCATTTTCAAAAAATACTGCATTTATTCGTTTAATGTACTTATCATACTGTCCTCCATAGTTGACGGTAAAATGCACACCACAATTATTCTTCAGGTTTTTCTCTGCCATTTCCTCACGGTATTTATCTATTTCCTTTAGTGGAAACTCATACATTTTAGGGAATATTTTTTTGCTTTTTCTATCTGAATATACCCTCATGCAGACATTTTCATCTTCATGATAAAATGCATTAAGGAATTCAAATTCTGATATAGCCAATTGTGCCACCTCCCTTAAAAAAGAATCATTTTCCACTTTTATAATTATATCAGATTTTACTTCCTCATTCAAATTTTATAAAATAACAAAAAATAGCGATGGATTTCACCACCGCTATTTGTAAATGATAAGATGTCTCTATTCGCAATCTATTTGCATTGCGAACTAGTTATTTATGTCAAACGACACTGATTCTGAATAATATCCATTAGATTCTCCATACCATCGAATAGTCACATACCCTTGCACTGTAGCGATTTTATAAAATGTCCAAGTATTACTTCCCCAATCTGTATCTCCGCTGTTGGAAGATTCTTCTGCCATTATTATTGGCGTACCAACCAAAACAGTTAAATCACCACATATATCTTCAATCTTTACTTTCTCACAACAATCTTGTTCATGATACATACGGTATTCTGTACCATCTTCGCAATAAAAATAAATTTCATCCTTTTGCTCATTTACTTTTATATCTGTTAATATTTTACCTACCAAAATATCTATTTCCATAATTATCTCTCCCTCCACTTATTACGCAATTTCTTCAGAATACTGATTACTTTATTTTTAAAAGACGAACTATTGACCTCTTGAATATATGAATTTTTTAAGCACTAATTTTGCCATATTTTCATCCATAGATTCTACTATGTCAGAAACTTCACTCATAGATTGAGTTTCTTTCAATTTTATAAATAAATCATTTGCTTTGTTTTGCTCTTCAAACATCTTTTCCATTTCATCCATTTTAATAATTCCTCCTTAATTTTAGGACACAATAATTTCATATTGTGTCACTTAACTGCGGAAAGACTTCAATTTAAAAATGTCCTCCGCATTTAAAGTTACATATCCTTTATAAACAACCTTTTATGCTGCCAGTCTAACTGTTTTTGTATCAACTTTCTCGAATTCAGTAGGAAAAGCATTAATAACCTGTCTTATCTTTTCTTTGACATGATTATTATTTTTAGCCTTTGGATGTTCCTTTATTTCTTCATAAATTTCATCTCTTGTTGCTTTACCACCCAATTTCTCAATAACTGATTGAATTAGACTTCTCCACTTAATGTTGGCTGATTTCATAACATTAACCTCTGCTTTCTTTACCACCATACATTTTATTATATAATCATCATTTTTCCTGATGATTACTAAATACTCATGCTGGATAGGAATAAATTTGCCAGAGTATTTAATCGTATCCGAGATACAGTTAAACTGACGCTTAATGATAACATTCTCCAAATCTCCATAGATGTCCATATTCTTAAACATGCTGTAGTATCTGCCTTTGCTCCTTGAGTCGCCTATTAGATAACATACTCTGCCGCCTTTTCTTAATCCTTGGTATATATTTGCTTGTACTTGATTAAACCATCTAGTAAAAGCATCTTCATCCTGTATCCAACTACCATCGTCAGGATTAGGAGCATCCCCCCACATTTTTCCCGAATACTGTGGCATATTTGAACCAGGATATACAAAATAAGGCGGATGCACAAATATGAAATCTGCACTTCTTGGCAGTTCATCCTTAAGAGCATTGAACCCACCATATTTAGGATTAAGGTCTAATAGCATATGGTCTACACCAAGATCTACGCAAACATCTCCCATAGTGCCGCCCCCAGCCATTGGATCAATAACAAACTTTGGTTTAAAGTGGTTTATCAAATCCTTTATTAATAGCCCGGAGCAATTGCCTCTCCATGAAGTTTGTCCATATTTCCCTCTTGCAAAATATGAGGCAATAGAAGATAATCCTGTTGCTTCTTGCAAAGCAAAGTTCTTTGCATTAAGATTACCAATCATTTTCTTGCCATCAGCATATTCAACTAAAACTTCCTTAACCGGGGAATATTTATTAGGATATTCCTTTACCTCCAAATTTATAACTCCATTAAGATATGGAGCTATTTTGCGAAAATCTGCATCACTCAAAAATACATTATTAGCCATTTAAAAATCCTCCTTCATCATCTTAAAAATATTAATTATGATGTATTTATTTTTAACCATGAAGGCTCTATATTTCAAGTAATTTTTACGAACCATCATTGTACGATCATATTATATAAAGTTTCAGTATATTGATCCAATTTTACTCAAAAAAAGTAAGTGCAAGAACACTTACTAACACTAGCTATATTTTACGATGAGGTAATTTTCGGTCAAAGAATATAATCCATTCTTTTTCCCATCTTTCTACTTCACAAGGCGTTTTAATTCCGGTCTTTGAAATCGCAAAAATAGTTGCCCCTTGATATTCCATACCAGCCTCGTATTCATTGGAAAACCTGAATAAATGACCACTTACACATTTAACATGGGTAAGAGCTATTCCACTAAAAGAATATACGCCTGGCTCTTCATAAACCCGCATCTCTTTTCTTCCGTCTTTCATAGTGAATTCTAATATGATAGGTTCTTTAGGGTCCACTTCAAGAATATGAATTTGAAATCTTCCTTCTAGGGATAAATCTGCCTCTGATAGATATTTACTTCTATTACTCACATACTCCCTGCCTCTATCTAATCTTTCACGCAACAACTGTACCTGATATTCGTAAATTGATTTTATCAGCCAGAATTCTGCTATTAAAAGTATTGCCGCAGCTAGAACTACAATCCATATCTTCACCATACCACCTCCTATGCCTTTTTAATTATATCATAATATTTCCTGTTATTCTTGTTTTACTACATAATTATAAGCATATACAACAATAAGCTACAGAATTTCTCCTGTAGCTTATTTGTTTTTCTATTAAAATTCTCTAATAAAAGCATCTAAAATATCACAGATTGTAGCTTCTATTCCATACTTCTTCTCTAAATTTGGAATAATCCTCTTGTAAATTTCAGCAACTTCTCCCAAAGGAGCTTTTCCTATTTTTGTTCCAAGTCCAGGTATAGCAATGGTTTTGCATGATAGTTGATTGGCTCTATCGAAAATAGCATATAGACACTTTTCAACAGTTTCAAGACTACATCTTTGTCCAGGCATCTTCATCGTTACTGCATGAATAATATACCTGCACTTTAACTTTCCAGCCTTTGTATAATAAGTTTTCCCAGTGTCAAATCTATATCTTACGCATAGGCTAATCGCTTCCTTCTCTATTTCAAATCCGCCAACCTTTTTAATTGCTCCAGCTACTCCTGCTCCCATGCACCCTACATACCCATTGGCCGCATTTATAATAGCATCTACTTGCAGTTTTGTTATATCTCCTTTTACTACTTTCATACCCTTCACTCCTTATCAGAAAAATTTGTTCCATCATGCTTATTAATTTCTTCTATAACTTCTTGTACGGCATTATTTAGAACATTTTCCTTTATAGTTTTAAACGCCATATCGTATCCTTCAAGGCCACCAAAGTCTATAAGACCTGTATTTCCACAATTAGTACATTTCCATGGAATTGTTCCTCCAAACCCCATTGCTTGGGACATTTTAGGTTGATCCTTATATTTGTTATATGGTGCAGGGAGTTTTTCCGCCCTGTCTCCCAACCCTCTAGGATACCATTTACCATAACTTTGTATAGCACCTTTGTGTCCACACTTTAAGCATCTTACATCTTCTTTAACTTCATATAGGCTAACACCTTCGTAGCTCATATACTTCTCCTCCTTCATCATCATAAAAATAATATTGATATATTCTAACATTAACAGTTTTATTAAAACGACATCAAGTTTTACATAAAAAAAGGGAATAGGTGTGCTGTCTATTCCCATCTTTTCACTAGCAGTAATATACTTCTTCAAATCCTCTTTAGATATTCCGTAGCACACGAAACTTGAAGAGCTACTATTTGTAACAAAATCCAATCTAACTTTCATCCTAAAACCCCCCATCTTTATTAATAATTAACTCATCAGACGTATACATAAGGTTCATATCACAAAACAATGCCTCTATACCCTCATCATTACAAGCACTTCCTATATATACAAACATTCCTTTTTTGATAATATCTTGAATATCTTTTGGAAGTCCCGAAATATCATCTTCATAATAATATCGAAGAAGGTCTTGGGTAGACATTTTTTCGGATAACCTAACAATGCATTGTGCTAAATCTTCCGCAATTGAGTATATTGGAGACTCTTTTGGGACTTTAAATATATTGAGTAGCATTTCCTTGCTTAATTCTTCTTTTGATCCAATTACAAAACTCGAACTGCTTGAGTTTGTAACAAAATCCATTCTTATTTTCATAGACATCACTCCCCTACAACTTCATTAAGAAAAGTAGCTGGAATTTCCAGCTACCTATTTATTCCCCCACTTCTCCGTAGTGAAGCCCTATATCAGAGATGTCGATGTCTACATCATACTCCTTTTTAATAAGATCCTTGAAGTATTCTTTTATTTGAGGAAGTGTCATTTCATCCATTAAACCCTCAATGTCAATTCCTGCATAGTAGGGTTCACTATAACACCCATAGAAATTAACTACCTTTCCTTCATCTACACCATAACTGCATTCAAATTCACTTTTTCCCTCTTTTTGACCAAGGGTTTCAATTATGGAGCTGTCAGATACTCCTATTATAAGGAATGAACTACTTGAACTATTCGTAACGAAATCTATTCTTACTTTCATCTATATTCCCCCTTTAATCATCTGATAATATAATTACAGACTCTCCATCAGATATTGAACGTAGAAAGCCTGGCATTGTTTCGTCTCCGTACTCTACGGAAATTTCTCCAATAGCAAAACCTTGGTTAATTTTATCCAGCCACTCATCATATCTTCTTTTTGCCCACTCATCCTCTGCAAGCATTTCATCAATGGTTTCATAGCCATAGTATTCAAGAAAATATTTATCTAAATCCTCTTTTGACTTAATTGCGGATAACATATTTACAAATCCCTCAACCAGCTTTTTAGCAAACATCGGCAGCTTATTTGTTTCATCCTCTGAAAGTTGCTTAAAGGCTACCACATAGCTACTTGAACTAGAGTTAGTTACAAAATCCAACCTTACTTTCATGTGCATTTCCCCTTTCTTGCTAGAATAATATAGGGGGAAAGTATCCCCCATCTTATCCGATATGTTTTGAGAATTCATCATAGGAGTCAAAGTTTTCTTTAACTTCTTTTAACAAATCTTCCATCTTCAACTCATACTTTTTCATAATATACTTAAGAGCATCTTCTTCTGTTAATACACTCCTGGTACAAACAGGACAAATCTCCTTTGGAACAGAATCCCTATCCATGTTATCAAATACATCATCGATAACATCTTCATCCCCTTCTTCAACCAGTGCTTTTAACTGTTCTTCCTTCTCTTCTAGTTTTTCTTTATAATAATCATAGTCTGGATCATCCTTTAACTCTTCTTTGTAATATTCAATCTGTCCATTTAGATAGTTAATAGCTGCTGTCTTTTTCATATCATCTGTTAATTTAAGATGATGTTCGCAAAATACATGCCCATTTTCACATTCATACATTCCTGCATCCTCAAGGCACATATCCATTCCGCTTTCAACAGAACCGCATATTATACATATAAAACTTGAACTTGAGGAATTTGTTACAAAATCCAATCTAACTTTCATATCCTAACACCTCCAATTACATACCTTCATAGGCTTCCTCATCACTACTGAAGTGACCGCCATTCATATTTACCTTATCCATGTCAACTCCAATAGCCTCAAAGAAATCCTCAATCATGAAATTATTAAGGAATGTCCAGCCTTTAAATAGCTTGTCTGTTTCAGTTATGCTCCAATCATATGACTCTTCAAATAAGTCTAAATTAAGTCTTTTAGCTTCTTCGTTTAAATTCCTCATTTGCTCAATTTGTTTATCTGTTAAATCCTTTTTTAACACAATAAAACTTGAACTTGAAGAGTTTGTTACAAAGTCCTGCCTTATTCTCACCAAAACACACTCCTTCCTACTCTTTTAGTGTTCCATTGTATACATACTCCCCAATACCATCTACATAATAATTCTCTATTTTTTCATAAATCTGAAAACCATATTTGTTAAATAGCGAAGAGTATGCATTAATTCTTCGTGACGATACAGTAATGAGAGGTCTAATGCATTGTAAATATCGCATACTTTCCTCAAGTAACTCTCTACCCAAGCCTTGTTTTTGGTATTTAGGCAGCACCATAAGACAGCAAATTTTCTTTTCTTCCTTTTTTAATATAGAAACTGCTGCTATCTCACCTTTTATATCTATCACAATTATTTCTCTAGTATGGTTTTTAATTCCCTGTACAACTTTATCCCAGTACCAGCTCTCAAACTTCGGGTAATCAATTATTAAAAAATTTAAGATTTCATATATTCTTTCTATATAATTATCAAATTGATTACCCTCTAGTTTTGAAACATATATATGATTGCTCATATCTGTTTTTTATCTTAAATCCTTCTCTTTTCTGCCACAAAGCACAATACTTCTTCTAATTGGGCAACCTCCCAAACAATGAAGTCTTTCATGGCAACCAGAGCATGAATTTTTAAAGTGGCTTCTGAATTCTTCAAACTGCACTGAATCCCAAGCATTTTTTATTGTGTCATTTGAAATATCATAAGCCCAATGGAGTTCTTGATTATCAAAACTACATGGAATAGCCTTCATGTCTGATGTTATATACATTGACCATCTTCCTGCTTCACAAGTATCAAAACTTGTCCTGTCAAGGTTTGAGGTTAAATTGATAAGAGCAGGAACATTGCAACTATCAAAGCCAATTTTAAAGCCAAATTTATTGTTATCTATGAGTTCAAAGAACTCTTTAACTCTTGGATCATCAATTTTTAGTACATTATCCTCTCTTCCAAGCCCAACAGGTTTGTGAAGCAGGAATATCACTGCATTAATTCCTTCTGGGAAGCCGTTATTCTTAAGCCTATCAATAGCCTCATCTATTGAGTTATTTCCAAGCACATAATGGATATTGGTCTTAATCCCAGCTTCAAGCAGCATCTTAATAGCTTTCATTGTGTGTTCTTGACGATACCAACTGATAGCTACTGCCCCACAATATCTCTTACAAATATCTATAATTTCTGGAGTGAAACCTAGCCCAGAACTTGTGAAATTAGGCACTATTTCATTTTCCCTGCAGTATTTTAAAATTTCCTCAAAGTCCTCGTGCTGATCAACGTCTCCTCTACCGCCCAAAGCTAATTGGTAGGTCTTTCCCTTACATTCATCTACTATTCTCTTGAAATTTTCAAGGGACATATTTGGATGATGTGTTTTTAGACCGTTTTGATAGCATTGAACACCTGATTTCATGCAAAGACCTGATTTACCATGCACACAATGTCCCATTATTCCCACATCTATAAGTTCTGGAAAAGATGTCATAAATGGGTCTACCCCTGTATCTCTTCCATTTTCTATAACTCCGCTTCTTACATAGAAACCAGTTTTTGTATCAAATATAGATATGAATTTATTTTCCTTGTCCATTTTTTTAATTAACATAGTCCATTCCTCCTAAACATCTTAAAAATACTCCTAGCTATTGATAGAACTATGTTTCCCTGCTCTACCAATATTTTAATTTTATCATAATATTCCCTGTAAGTCTAATTTTACTAGAATGTTATTGCATAAAAAAGCATGAGCTAACGCCCATGCCTGTAAAAAATCATTTCTTATTCAATCTTTTTTATAGCTTTTCTTTTGAATTTCATATAACAACACCTACAAACTGGCTTATATGATTCATTGCCGCCTATTTTAATTTGCTCTCCTTCAAATTCAGGATTTCCGTCTATAACTCGCATATTCATAGTAGCCTTTTTATTACAATAAATGCATACTGTCTTTAGTTCCTGTATCTTATCAGCATAGAGAAGTAATGCCCTGCTGCCTTCAAACAGGTTGTTTTTAAAGTCATTCTTTAGGCCATAACATATTACTGGTATATTTAACATATCAACTATATTAGCAAGTATTAAAATGTACTTCTCATCTATAAACTGTGCTTCATCAACAAATATACAATGTGGAGACTCGTCTTGTGCCAATCTGAATGCATCAACTCTTTCTATAAGATAGGCTTCTCTTTTTAATCCCAGCCGTGTTGATATAATTCCTGTTGTTGCGTTACTTGAAATTTTGCCACACCTTGTATCCTTTTCAGTAGTAAATAAAAGGACATTCTTATCCTGGCTTTCATAGTTATGAGCTGATTTTAGTAAGTCGAGCGACTTCCCACTATCCATTGTCGAATAGATGAAGTAAAGTCTTGCCATATCCATCCCCCCTTTGGTGTTTCCCCTAATTCCTCCTGGAATTTGGTATGTACAATAAATTAAGCATGGGGGACCCATGCCTAACTTATTAATAACATCCTATTTCTATTGCTTGGTTATTTTCCAATAAAAACAAAGTACACGGAGATCCATACTCGGATATGAACCTTTCAGCATTCTCTTTATCGTCAAAATAAAGCGAATATCCATTTAGGTCATATAGGTCAACTACATATTTTTCTCCTCTGTTCTCTGCTATCATTTCATCAAAAATACCTAGAAATACATTAGCTTCATACAAGTCAATTTCATTGTAGAAAGCGTTGCCGTGAAGTATTGATTTAGCAACCTCATACTCCATTTCTCCTAATTCTTCCTTATTGGGGATTAAAGCATAATACTCTTTAATCCTTTCTAAAAGCTCCCATATTGTCCTTGGTTTTTCGTGTTCTTGCAAAAACTTATCTATTGCCGGCATAAAGAGCGGTACTCTTTCCTCACCACTTACTTCTTTAAAATACTGGCTATACGCATTAACCTTTATAGCTGCTGATTTTATAGAGTCAAGAACATACATAGTTTCAACCACTACTTCCATTACATCTTGATGCATTATATACATATAAATTCCTCCCATTTCATTTTTTCATTTATTTCTTTACCGTATCTTTATCTTCAAAGAATTCACTATGAATTTTGCTCTTTCTTGATTTTTTCAGTAAATTTATATTTCTTACAGTCTGGACAATAATATTTATTAACTCCTTGCTCAATTAAATTTATTCTTTCTAAATCATTTTTGTCGTTATAAACAAATCCACATTGACATTTTTTCATAATAATCTCCTCCTTGATTATCTTCCCATTATTTCATTAGTCATCTTAACTGCCTCATTTACAACTTTTTTCGCACTAAAGTCGTCATGCTTATCAACACCTTGTTTTTCATACATAGCATTTCGTATTTTAGCAACCAATTCTCCTAAAAATAGCCCTCCAAACAAGCCTTCGTTGAACCTTGTTTCATAAGAGATTCTATCGTACACAATATCATATATTATTGTCATAGATGTTTTTCTCTTCTTCATCTTAATATATCGCTTGTCCCTGGACATAACATCTTTATAAAACCCATACTCTTTACATACCTCTTTGAAGTATTCAATATTTTGAAGTTGTTCTTCTGTATGAGGCTTCCTTTTAGGTTTTTTGATGCTAATTAATTTATTTGCTATTTCTTCATCTGTAGATAAACCATCAATGAATTTATCCCACTCATCCTTATGCACTATGAAATTATTAAGAGTTCCCTTTTTTCTAATCTCATTAGGAATACAGATTAAATAAAAAGATTCTCCTTCAAGTACCCATTGATTACATAGCTTACATGCCTCTTTCCAATGAAACGACCCTTTCATTTCTTTGTTTTGAAATATCCAATTGCTCACAAAAACTCATCCTTCATCATCATAAAAATAATCGTCATTTATATGATAAAATTATCAAATGACGATTTTGGTTTTCAAGTTTTATGTGTGTTCATCAACTATAATGGATTTTTACGAAATTCTTTTCTCCTTCTGTTATGTCTATATAAGAAATACCCTCATATGTTCCGGTTAATTTGATACTGCTATTACGGTATCTTATTGCCCACTTTTTACTTAAATCTACTTCTGCTACATAAGCGACCCCTTCAAAACCGCACATTTTTTAGTTGTTTTTATTCCATTATAAAAGAGATATTCCCCGTATTTTTCCGCACGTTCTTTAACAAATGCAACTACATTCCTGTCAAGACGGCAGTTCAAATCTTTAAAATCGCTATAGCCTAATGATTTTATTAATATCAAGAATTCTTCCTTTGGCTGAAATGAATTCGAATATAAAACTATTTCTTCCATATCTCCCTCCAATATTATCTATGCTATAACCTTTCTACACTCTATCCACTATAAGTTTATATCCTTTAACATCTATTATTTTAACTTTGTTCCCTTTTCGTATAACCTCTTTCCCGCTATGGCTTACAGCTATCCACCAGCTTTCTCCAAGCATCACCTTTCCTGTTCCTTTTTTGGTATCAATTTCTTCAAACACTATAACTTCTTTACCAATTAACTTATGTTGCTTTGGTTGGGAAAGGCTTTTTTCTTTTATTTTAAAGAGGTTCTTTACTGCACCTAATATATTTACTATTATCATTATCTGTCATCCCTCCCTAACAACTTTCATATTTACACTTCAATTTTAGTTGGTTTTATAAACAAAGTCAAAGAACACTCACTATTATGTACGACTTAATAATATTTGTTACTTACGGTAATTTCTGATATAATCAAAGAATAATAGTTCAATAAAGGGGGATTTGTATGAAGTTTTTAATTTATTTACTTATTAGTCTAATGGGATTTACAAATGTACCCTCCACTTCATTAAGCCAAAACAATACCTATATTATTGATCAACAGAGTTCCATCATCAAAGAAGTTGTTTCTCCGCAGCTTCCTAGTGTTGAACAGGATGATGAAATTGTATCTGGAGTTACTTTATCTACTAAAAATCAATATTGGGATAAAATTACACTGAAGGGGCAGACAAATGTGGTTTATAAAGAGAAGTGTGGGGCAGAAGCATTAATTATTGAACTCCCGGCTAATTTTATTAAAGAAGATGAAATTGGGTTTTCCTCTATACGAAGTAGTGCCATAAAAGATTTTGACATAAAAACTATTGAGGGTCATCAATATTTATTCATTCAATATCCTAGAAATTATGCAAGTAGGGTATATAAGGATACATTAGATGACACCACTCTCCATATAGACGTGGCGAAATCTCAAAATCCTTATAAATATAAAGTTGTTATAGATCCGGGACATGGAGGTTATGATCCAGGGGCTACAAAAGACGGAGTTGATGAAAAAAATGTTGTTTTAGATATTTCTCTTCGTATGGAACATCGCTTAAAGGATATGGGGATAGATGTAGTATATACAAGAAAAAATGATGTTTTCGTGGACCTTCCTGATAGATCTTTCTTATCTAATAGAGTTCAACCGGATGCTTTTGTTTCCGTACACGATAACTCAAACGAAGATACTTCACCGAATGGCATCGCAACCTATATGTATTCCCCTAATGGATACCAAACATCTCAAAGATTGAAATTAGCTACCAGCATTCAATCTGAACTTATGAAGGAGTTTCCGACATGGACAGACCTTGGAATATTACAGGATAACTTTAGTGTATTGAGAAGAACTAAACAACCAAGTGTGCTTGTAGAGTTTGGATTTATTTCAAATGCAAAAGATAGAGAAATGCTATCCAATCCTCAAATAAGGGATAAGGCCGCTGTAGCCATAAGCAATGGTATTGAGAAATACTTAATAACAAAGTAAAATATAGCACTCTGTTAAGGGTGCTTTTTTATTCAAAAAAAGGATACCTCTTTTAAAGGTATCCTTTTAAAACACAACTTTGACTCTATCTTCCATACTAATTACATAAACTCTTTTACTGATAAATTAAGTTCAAAGGTCATTCCGCAGCCATGAATACATAAATCTTCACAAGTTGATGGGTATGAACCATCTCTGCTAATATCTATCCAAAAGTCTAATTCCCAGCCATTATTTTGAAATTCCTCATTATCATATCCGAATTCTTTCATGAGTTGTAATAATGTATATGGTCGAAGTTCGGTATCACTCAAGTTAAGACAAAATTCTTTATTATCCATGTTCTCTATTTGCTCAATAGTTAGGCTTTCCATCTTATTTAGAAAATTTTGTATAATTGGCTTGAATTTTGTTCTAACTTCATCTGTTAATTCCCATCTGTTCATATTCCATTACTTTCCTTTTAGTATGGAGTTTTGGTCTTTTTTACATTTAAGACTGATACTACAAACCTGTCTGGCTTATGCTTCTCAATCTTGAATTTATAATGCTGGTAGCTGGTCTTGAATTCCCACTTGTATCCTGTAAAATTTGTTTCAGGATAATTAGTCATAAGTTCTGTAATCTTATCTAGTACCTTCTCATATAAATCCACATTCATTCTATTGAAGCATTTTGGATAAGTAGAACAACTATAAAAGCATCCCCACTGTCCTTCTTTGATTACTAAATCATTTCCGCAATCGCCACATTTTAGCTGTATAAGATCCCACTTTATCATGTATTATCCCTCCTGTATTTAACCGTGTTTTGCAGTATTAAAATCTATATTTATCATATTTTTCTATGTCATACGGTTTATTCTGTAAGTTAATTATAGAACTTTTGAACATCAACTGCAAATTTTACTTAAAAAAAGATAAGCAAATAAAAAAAGGACTGATTATTCAGTCCCTAATAGTCTTATAACATTGTCATTCTTAAAAAGCTTTATTCCTTTTCCGCCTCTGCCTTGTTTCTTGATTTGGCTTACCATAACTTTTTCTATTCCTTTAGAAGTTTCTATATTTATTACCCCATCATCTTTTTCAGAAGGTAGTGCGATTGCCCCAATCACCATATCTCCATCTTCTAGCTTGATGCCTCTAACCCCGGAGGCTACTCTTCCAATTTGCCTAATATCAGTGTGATCAAATCTTATTACAAAACCATTTTGCGTAATTAATACTATATCATTTGGAATATTTCCAAACATTATATTTATAACCTTCGCTTTTCCTATAAGCTTGATTGCTTGAGAATTGCTCTTTACTGCTCTATACTCTTTGAATGCACTCTTCTTTATTTGACCATCGGAGGTTATGAAAAGCACATCTTCCTCATCGGTATATTCATCTTCATTACATAGGTTAATTACCGTACTATCTATAGATTGAGGGAAATTCATTCCATTATATTTTAGTGTGTTTCCATCATTATCAAACACATAAATATTTTTAGTGGAATCTGTCTTTAAGGTTATTCCCTTATCCCCATTATAATTTTCTGATAATTTTTTTACTTTGCCTTTTCCATTTATCTGCAGAGTGAATTTCTCAACTTTTGTCTTTAGCTCTATTTTATCAAACTCTTTTATAAGAGTTTTTCTTTCATCATTATACTTTTCCTTGATTGTGAGAAGTTCTGCCTCTACCTCTTTTAATATATTTTTTTCATTGGAAAGTATTGCTTTAAGACTTTTAATGAGTTTTTCAACATCCTTTAATTCGCTTTGTAGTGTTTTGATTTCAAGTGCTGTTAATCTTTGCAATCTTAAATCTAATATTGCTTGAGACTGTTCAACACTAAAACCAAAGTCTTTCATGAGTTTATCTTTAGCAGCCTTTGGATTTTTACTGCTCCTTATAGCTGCTATAACATCATCAACTACACTAACAGCCTTAATAAGTCCTTCTAAAATATGTTTTCTAGCAGTTGCTTTCGCTAAATCATACTCTGTTCTTTTAGCTATTATCTCTTTAGTGTGATTAATAAACTCTCTAATCATATCGATAATGGATAAAACTTTTGGCTTTCCGTTTATAAGTGCTACTAAATTGTAACTAAAACTGCTTTGTAACTCTGTTTCTGCAAACAATTCTGTAAGTAGTTTCTCCGCATTCCCACCCTTATCCATCTCAATTACAATTCTTAATCCTGATTTATCTGTTTCATCTCTTAATTCAACGACATCATCCTCTTTACGACCTTCTATATAACTTGCCATTTTAGTAAGTAATGAGGCTTTGCTTACTTTGTATGGTAGTTCAGTAATTACAATCTGTCTCTTATCCTCTGGCAATTCTTCAATTAACACTTTTGCTCTTATTTGAACAGAGCCATTGCCTGTTTCATAACATTTTTCTAATCCTTCAGGAGATACAATTCCTCCGGTTGGAAAGTCGGGACCTTTTATATAATTCAATAGTTCCTTTATTGTTATATTCGAATTCTTTATATAAGCACAGATAGCATCTATGGCTTCTCCAAGATTATGTGGTGGTATATTACTCGCAATACCTACTGCAATACCAGATGTTCCATTAACAATAAGATTTGGGAACATTGTAGGCAAAACACTTGGTTCTTTTAAAGAATCATCAAAATTTAATTGCCATGAAACTGTATTTTTATCTATATCTTTAAGCATCTCTACTGCTATTTTAGACATACGAGCTTCGGTATAACGCATAGCAGCCGCAGAATCATCAATTGTTCCAATATTTCCATGCCCCTCTACTAACACATATCTTCTATTAAATGGCTGGGCCATATTAATCATTGCTTCATACACCGCAGTATCCCCGTGTGGATGATACTTACCTAGCACATCTCCAACAACTCTTGCACTTTTTCTGAATGGCTTATCTGGTTCTAAACCTAACTCATGCATAGCATAAAGAATTCTTCGCTGAACAGGTTTTAAACCATCTCTTATATCCGGCAAGGCTCTGCTTTCTATAACTTCTCGCGCATAATCTATAAAGCTTTCAGATATTATATCGTTAATTGGTCTTTCTATAATTTTTTCAGCCATACATCCACTCCCCTTTCTATTTAATCCTCATTTTCTATATTATTCGGTTTTTATTCTACCATTCATTTTTTGGTTAGTCAAACTACAGCATTTATATTTACAAGAACTATAAAACAATATACCTTAATTGTATTTTCCGACCTTTTGTGATATTATTGATTCATAAAAACTTATAGCATGAAGGAGGGAGAGAAATGCTTGACACAAAGGATTGTCCCTATAATGAATTGATAAAGCCAGCTCCTTATAAACTTGACCTTCCTTTATTCTGTCAATTCTTCGAGTTTGTAAGAACTTCGCATAATATAAGTGTTGATGATTTAGCACATCATCTTGGAATAAAGAAAGAGTATATAGATAATCTTGAAAATGGATTTTTGTGGGGCAATATACAGCATATAGATCTTTTAAAGGTAGAACGTTTTTTTAATTTAAAAAAAGGGTGTTTGAAAAAATATCTCAAACAAACCCTTTCAATTTAACTATTTATCTGATGGATTTTTACCATCTTCATCATCTGAATCAGAAGCAGCCTTAATCTTTTTATCTTTTATGAAGTATGTTCTGATAAGGCTAAATATAATTAATATTGTTGCTAATAGTGATAGTGCTAATACATAAGGATCCTGAATAAATCCTAGTAACAACATTACAATAATTGTTTCTACAACACATATAAATAATTTCTTATTTTTGTTTTTATTTTCCATGTTACCACCTCCAAGGTCATTAAAATGATAGTTTGATGTTACCAATTTGAATAATATAAAGTCAAATTTTACTGGTAACTCACAGTATGTAAAAGCACGGAAGTTTTACCGTGCTTTATTCATAGAATAGTACACATCTCATAACATTAAAATCTATTTAATAATGATAACAACAAAGTTTGTTGATTTTGTAGTTCTGCCACTTGATTAGTAATCTGGTGTTTAAGAACATCTTTGGTTATAAATGAAACTACTAAATTTTCAACACTGTCCTTCCTCTCTATATTTTATACATATACATCTATTCTAGCACCTTTCGTATTTGTCTTACACTTACATTCAACGCATGGTTCTTGACACTTGCATTGATGGTCCTCTTGTTTTTTATTCTTCTTTTTATTATCCTTATCTGTATTATCGTTATTTTTTGAAACATTTGGATAATTTGTTGTCGGAATAACCTTGTTTATCATAAAACCCCCTCCTTACTTAAATGCTATGTATATCCAGGGGCATACTTCTTATTATGTCTTGTTATATTATCTCATTTTTTTCTATCACATTCAAATTTTACTCACAATAATAAAAGGTGGCCTTTTAGCCACCTCTATTACATATTTTCCTGTAGATATACTTTTCTTGGTTCTACTTTACTTCCCATAAAAATGCTAAATAAAGTATCCGCTGTAGCTGCATCATCAAGACTTACTCTTACAAGAGTTCTATTATTAGGGTCCATAGTAGTTTCCCACAATTGTTCTGGGTTCATTTCTCCAAGTCCCTTATACCTTTGTATTGTGTAAGTTTTTCCGATTTTTTGTTTAGCTTTTTCTAAATCCTTATCTGTATAAGCATATTCAATTTTATTATTATTAAATACTTTATATAATGGAGGTTGGGCTATATAAATATATCCCTCTTCAATAAGAGGCCTCATATATCTATAGAAGAAAGTTAATAATATAAGTCTAATATGCGCTCCGTCAACATCGGCATCTGTAGCAATAATAATTTTATGATAATTTATTTCCTCTATCCTAAAATCATTACCTATTCCTCCGCCAATACTCTTTATTAAACTTCTCATCTCTTCATTTTCAAGGATAGCTTTTATGCTCTTTTTCTCAACATTTAATGGCTTACCTTTTAACGGCAATACTGCCTGGGTTCTTCTATTTCTACCTTGTTTAGCAGAGCCTCCTGCTGAATCTCCTTCAACAATGAAAATTTCTTTTTCTTCAGGATTTTTAGATGAGCAATTCGCAAGTTTTCCTACTGTTAATACGGAAGTAGCATTAAGTTTACTTTTCTTTCTTGCTATATCTCTTGCGGCCTTCGCTGCTTCTCTGCTATCAAAAGCATTCAAAATCTTATCCATTATATCTTTGGATGCTTTTTTATTTTTCTGTAAAAAGTCAAGAAGCCCTTCGTAAATTATATTAAATACAACCCCTTTGGCTTCTGGATTTCCTAACTTTGTTTTAGTCTGCCCCTCAAATTGAGTATTTGTCATTTTAACAGATAATACTGCAGTTAATCCTTCGGTTGTATCACTACCCTGTAACGAAACTTCCTTTTTCCCTCTCTGCTTTTGAGAATTTTGTATCTTTATGAATTCATTGAAGGCTCTTGTCAATGCTCCTCTAAAGCCGGCATCATGAGTACCGCCTTCCGTAGTGATAATATTATTAACAAAAGAATATATGTTTTCTGAATAACCTTTTGTGTATTGAAGAGCCGCCTCCACAATAATATTGTCTTTTTCTCCTGATATATAAATTACATTGTTATTTACTACATCTTTACTCTCATTAATAAATTCTACAAACTGCTTTAATCCTCCATCGTATCTGAATGTCTCTTTCCTGTTTTTGTGTTTATCTATAAGGTTTATGCATATACCTTTATTTAGAAAAGCTAATTCCCGTAACCTATTCTTTAAGGTATCATATTTGAATTCGATTGTCTCAAATATGGTATCATCCGGGAAAAAAGTTACAGTAGTCCCCGTCTTATTATCTTTCCCTACTACAGCAATTTCTTTGATAAGCTTTGTTCTCTCATATCTTAATTCGTAGATATTTCCATCCCTGCTTATTCTAATATTTACCCATTTAGATAACGCATTGACAACCGATGCTCCTACTCCATGAAGACCTCCTGATGTTTTATAGGAGTTATTATTAAATTTTCCACCAGCTCCAATAACCTCAAACACAAGCCTGACTGCTGGTATTTTCTTTTGAGGGTGTAGATCCACTGGGATACCACGCCCATTGTCTGTAACTGTAATAGAACCATCCTCATTCATAAGAACATTGATTTCATCGGCGTATCCATTGGTAGCTTCATCTATAGAGTTATCTACAATCTCCCATACAAGATGATGAAGCCCACGACTGCCTGTTCCACCTATATACATACCAGGTCTTTGTCTTACATGGGCAAGTCCTTCTACTACTTGTATGGCTTCTGCATTATAATTTTTATCTTCTATTTTTTTATTCATAGATACCCCCTTTAAAGCCATTAGTTCAGTATCTCTCTGATTAGTGGTCTGTCTATTTCTGTTACCATGTACAACCCTTTGTCTATGTTCGCTATACACTTATCCCACTTATCTCCTTTGGCTTTTCTGTATTCAACTAATAATGTTTTTAAATCTGCTATAGCATCCTTCTCTGACGGAGCTATAACTTCAAAAGCAGTTTCTTTAACATTTATATAAAATACTTTATATTTAGTAACTTGCAACGTCTGCCCCTCCTTTTGTTGTGTTATTTTATCTGTTTTTTCTGTGTCATTCATAAATCATTTTATCATTGACAATATTTCGTGTCAAATTTACGCAAATAGCTTATGTTATATATGTAAATAGTGTATAATTAGTTTATATGTTCATATTAGTTACGATGGATTATGGAAGGAGTGGTATATTGATGCAACCAAAAGAAAGAGAGAGGATGTTTTTCGGAATTTCTGATATGAGTGCATGGAAATTCGTAGGAACTAATATACTTAATATTTTATATCTGCTCCAAGATAAGAAGGATCTTCACGGCAGAGGATTACAGCAATTATTATGGGGAATCTTTGATGAAATATGGACCCCTGGCAATGACCTAACTTATACAATACTAAATACATATGAAGAAGAAGGCTATGTTAAAAGCTACTGGGAAGACAACCAAGATCCAAATAGAAGATATATACGTTATTACAAAATTACTGATCAGGGAATAGAATATCTCCACAGTCTAAAGTCCTCTTTTTATGACACTTTGAACCTAATGCAGAAAATCTTTGAGCATTCTTTGGAATTCATATGGGGAGATGATATAACTCAACCGCCCCCAAGTAATTCTAAACCAATTTCATCTTCGACCTTCACTACGATAAATGTTCTAAATTATATGTTCAGAAGAAAATACAAACTGGTTGATGAAACAACGATTAGTATGTTAAATAACCCCACTAACGCAATAGCTATTAATGCATGGGTTTATGGAAAAGAGATTAAGGATATGCTTGAAGATAATTATAATGGTGTATGGAAACCATCTGATGGAGTTCTATATCCTTTATTATCAAAACTTGATACAGCCGAGTATTTAAAAAGCAGGTGGTCTAACAATGAAGAGGAAGGATTTAAGAAAAAAAGAACTGTTAGGGAATATGTAATTACAAAAAAGGGAGAAGATTATTTAAAAGAATTAATTTCTCCAGAAGCAGGTCTAAAAAATAAGATACTGCAATTACGAACTCTCTGCTCAAAATCTATTAATATCATATATGGAAACAGCACAGCTAATATTTCTAATGTGCAGCGACTCATAACTAAATATTGTGAATAGATAAAGCCAGAGTTAACTCTGGCTTTACATTTTATTATTTTGGAGAATTTAACTTTTCTGAAACAAATTTAGTAAATAAATATAATTCTTTTAATGAAATATCACTTTTATCACTCAATTCTTTTCTTAATTCTTCATTATCAATTCCGCAAAAATCTATTATATACTGCACCATATATGTCCTATCTGACAAACTGGCATCTCTCATTAACTCACCATTCTAAATAGTACGGGTTCAAAATCAATTGTTCCTGCCGGCAACTCTATTGTATATTTTGCTTTACGGTGTCCCATATCTAATCTCCATGGTTTTATATTTTTAGTTACTTTTACTACATTCAGGTCTTTATCTACATATATCACATCTATAGCAAACCTCATAAACATCATATGAATAGAGCTACATGGAGATAATAATAATGCATATTTATCCGGTAGTTGTTTTTGTCCCATAAGCCCTAAAAATCGAGTATAGAAGTTATCTGCTATGCTTACTTTTTCTGCTACAATATGTTCATTCCCCGCTTTATCGGTTAAGATAATCTTTTTATCTTCAAATATCAATCTTTATTCGCCTCCATTCATTATCTAATACTTACATTCCCTTTAGGATCTACTAATATAATACCTTTATTAGAAGCAGTTACTATTTTAGCGTATCTATCATACTTTCTTTTGATAAAATCAAGTGCTTCCGATAGTTCTTTTCTATCAGGAATCATATAAGGGTAAGTTTTTACACGCCCAAGATTTTCTATCTCTGGGAAACCTATTTTCACAACACCCATACTTACTAAATCATCAACCGTTTCATCAAGAGTATAGATATTCACTCCAGATGGCGGAACATATACTTCAACATCCAAGTTCATATTTAAACAATGTCTTATTGCATAATTTACTTTCATATGGGAATCCTCAATCCTTGTGATGTGATTATGAATATTAGGAATACTGTTATGATAATAAAAAATCACTTTATCAACCTTAAAAGCCTTTAAAGTTTTTAACTTCATAAGTGCATTTTCGGCATATCCTGTCGTATAAAGTACAACCTCGTGTTTATTATTTTTGAGCCACCATATCACATCTTCTAAATTATCAGAAAGTAACGGCTCTCCCCCTGTCAGTCCTACTTTTTCACATTCATAATTTTGCAAAATGGATTTAATCTTATCTAATGATAAAATATCTGTTTCTTTACTATCTGCATTGACTGGACAGTGAAAACAATTAAGAAGACACTTGTGGGTTAATTCAAACCTTATTTCTTTATACTTTTCCATAAGGACCACCCCCTAATTTGATCAAGCAACCATTTTTTTATTTAAGAATTCTTTAAATTGAAACGCTGTATTATGCCCGTATCCATATTCTCTATGAAATTCATCATGACAATCTTTACACATCGTTACTCCATTATTTATATCTAAACGTTTATCTTCATAATCAGCATAACTGAATAGATGATGGACATGAATGTATTTAATTTTTCTTTTTAGACCACAACTTACACAGGTATAATCATCTCTTTTCAATACTGCTGTTCGCCATCTTCTATACTCGGGGCTTTTCCTTTGATTTTCATAGTCATCCTTCGAAATGTTTGGATTATTAAGTGGATGATTTATCCCAGCCTTTTTCTTATCAGCACATCTTTTACATCCTTTTTCTCCATGTACAAGATCTGTGTAACTAATATATGTTTCATAACCGCAGTGACACATATATCTCAATTTGGTATGAGCATTATAATATTCGCTTTCTGATGATAATAGCTTGTACCCACGCTGCCAAAATGCTCTTATAACTACATCGAAAGAAATCTTTCTATTTTTTGCCCTTTCTTTGTTAGCACACTTTGGACACTTTTTTCCTTTCATAAGATTGTTTAATGTTTTTGTACCTACATAACCGCAGACTTTGCATCTATATTTTAGAGGTTTGCTAGTATCTTCGTATTTAACAGCCAATAGCTCTAAATTATGCAGGCCGAATAGAGCCTTGGCTGTTTCAAGGCTATATTTTTTATATCTACCCATATAATTTCCTCCGTATTTAACTTTGTTTTGCTGTGTTGTACCCGCAAGGTACTTCAGTATTCTTCATAAAATAAATAGCTGTTGATAGCTTTTCATCTTTTATTATGTCTTAATTTTCTACATTATTCAAATTTTACTTTAAGTTGTATGAATAAATAAAAAAGACCCTATAAGCATTGCTTATAGAGTCCTAATAATTATCTTAAATACCACAGAAATTCAGAATTTGTTACCATTTGCTGCCCATAAATCAACACAAGCATTGTAGCTACCGCAATAGATGGTCCAAAGGGTATGTGTTCCTTGATCTTTTTCCTTTTCATAATTATATATCCGATACCCATAATTGAGCCGAGTACGAAGGATAAATACATAGTCAAAATAGTAAACTTCCAGCCTAAAAAGAATCCGATTAGAGCCATCAGTTTAATATCTCCTCCACCCATACCCCAAAACGCTAAAATGGTAAAAAACACTCCTCCTATTAAAAAACCTGCTATAGAACTTTTGATGGATACATTATTGTATCCACATAGGCTGAACAGGATAATGAAGCCAAGTCCTAATATAATAGGTTCGTTATCTATCTCCTGCCTTTTCAAATCTGTATATGTTATTATTATCAAAATCGCAGCTAAAATTATATCTCTCATTACTATCACTACTATCACCCTCCCGAATATTGATTAATTTTATTCTATCTCAAATTTCCACAACGTACAAATTTTACTCATAGAAAAATATAAATCAATTACTTTTATTCTTTGTTTTTCTACTGTGTAATTCATCACTCATCAATATATACACTTCAAGAAAATAAGGATAATCTTGTGCCATAGGGTATTCCTCCCACATTTTATCTAACTTTTGTTCAATAAATTCTTGTGGCAAAGCTTTCAACAGTTCTCTTGTTTTTGGATACCAATTGTCTCCTTGACCTAATCCATCTTCTTTTGTAAATGTGGTTAGTCCAAGTTCCTTCTGGATGTACTTAAGCTGCTGTTCTTCATTTAATTTTTGATGAGTTTTTGTAGTTGTTTCTTCTAAATCCACTGTTAAGAACCATACTATTAATAATCCCGCTATTGTATATAAAAAAATCATCTACATTCATTTCCCCTATGAAAAATATGAATTCAATACATTTCTTACATATTTAGAAATAGACATTGAATTTTTTTCAGCTAGTGCCTCAACTGTTTTATAGGTTTTTTCATCAACAGTCATCATAAGCGTCTTCGCATCCTTTGAATTGTATAAATAATCTTCCTTCGAATCAAAATGGCTCTTAATTACAAACAACATTACTTTCGTTACAGTAGAAAAATTATTAGCCTTTTTATACTCTACAATTTTTTCATATAAATCGTATGAAATAGTTGTCCATATTTTATTTTGCTGTTTCATAAGCATCACCTCTTTAACAAAATAAATATTTTATCCTGTGCTGAAACTATATCTATTGTTTCTAAAACTTTTCAAGTTTTTTTAAAGTTTTTTGTGTATTATTGGAAAATAAAAAAGCCTGTACCATAATTGATACAGGCTTTTCATATTGAGCTGACTTATGTAGGGGTGAGTGAACTTCTATATTCACTCAAAGTTTTAGATAAAACCTAAATAGGGATACCCCTATTTAAGCTGTTTGTTTATGTGGCGGGCTATAGTATAGCCAATAAGCCATTCGTGAACTACCTCCACTTATAGAAGCGGTGGCTTCGTGGTCAAGGCAACTTCTGTTACCAGATTACCCACGCTCAAAGGGCTGTTCCTTCCCCAGATATACCAATTACATGGTTTATTTTAGCTTGGTTTTCGCTATAATAATAATTATATCATAAAGGAAGGTTTTGTCAATCAACATTCATCACCCACTTATAGAAGTGGGCGACTTCTGTTGCTGTTTATGTTAAATATAGCCTATATAACTTCTTTTTCATAATACACTCCATCCCTCACTTTATGCACATTTTAGTTCTGTCCACTCAATTCCATGCTCTGCTACCCATTGAGCTATTAAATACCTATGGCAATGAACATAATCCTTTTCATAGCATATAAGACAAATATCTTTGCCATTCTTTAATTCGGTGAGTAATCCATCAAGAGCATTCCTTAAGTCTTCTCTGCTGGTCATTTCTCTCCTAAACCTTATTACATAATAGCCCCAATCACTATTCTCCTTATATTGAAAGAGAAGTGATTTGCTTGGTGATAGGTCTGGTCTGTGTATTATATCCTTATTCTTTTCCTTTTATAAGTTATTTTTAACTGTTAAATCCCCTCCTTAATCATCTTTATAATTACAGAATTAGCTACTAATTGTAGTAATTCGGTATGTAGAAGGGGGTATTCCCCCTTTAAATAGTAGAGGTGCTTATATTCTCTCTTTTAATTTTGAGTTTCTTGTTTCAACCTTATTGTTCTTTACAGCCATAGCTAAAGCTTTTTTCTGCCCTATTAGAATAACTTTCTTTTTAGCACGAGTTACGCCAGTATAAAACATATTTCTCTGTAGAAATAGATAGTGCTGCGTAGTTACAGGGATAATTACAATATCGTACTCACATCCCTGGCTTTTATGAATTGTGGTTGCATATGCAAGGTCAAGGTCCTCAAAATCATCTCTTATATAATCTATATCTTTATCGCTTATATTTATTGTTGCTAAATACTCATCATCCTGTCTATCAATAGACTTTATAATTCCCACATCACCATTATATACCTCTTTATTATAGTCATTTCTGTACTGCATAACCTTATCATTTACACGAAAAGTCTTTTTTCCAAAGAATATCTCAAGAGCAGACTTTTTAGGATTTATAACATCCTGCAGTAATTGGTTTAAATTATCTACCCCAGTTGATGTTCTTGTCCTAAATGGACTCAACACTTGGATTTTATTAATGTCCTTGCACCTTGCATACTCTTTCATTACCTGCTGTTTGATGATTTCAGGCAATCTTTCATTATCATCTTCCTCAATAAAAATGAAGTCATCAGAGTATTCAAGTTTGTGTTGACCCTTATTGATTAGGTTCGCATTAATGACTATCTTGCTTGTATTAGCTTGTCTAAATATCTCATTTAGCATTACTACAGGAACTTTTCTACTATCTATCAAATCTCTGAATACATTACCTGCACCTACTGATGGTAGCTGGTCTGCATCTCCGACAAAAATAACCTTTGTTTTAAGATCAATTGCTTTTAAAAGTTTTGTCATAAGCAGCATATCAATCATGGATCCTTCATCTATGATTAACAGGTCCGCTTCTATAGGGTTATTCTCATTCCTATTGCAAACTATCCTATCCCCATCTGTAGAATACTTATATTCAAGAGTTCTATGAATTGTTTTAGCTTCAATTCCAGTAGATTCTTCCATTCTTTTGGCTGCACGACCAGTTGGAGCGGCTAACACTATTCTGCCATGAGGGAAATTTCTTTTATACACCTCAATGATACCTTTGATGATAGTTGTCTTTCCTGTTCCAGGACCACCTGTTATTACTGCAATATTTGTAGTTCCAGATAATCTCATAGCATCTTTTTGCTTTGGAGTATAAGCTATGTTATTTTTCTTTTCCAAATCAGAGATGATGCTATCTATATCCAACTTATATTTTGCCGGAATAGAGTGTATCATTTGAGACAACTTGAAGCCACAGTATTTTTCACATCCATAATATATTGGAAGGTATATATCTGTATCTTCTATCACTAACTCTTCATTTTCCTGCATCTGTTCAAGAATTGGAATAATATCCTCTTTAGTGATTTCTCCCTCATTGGTGTTGAGTATCTTTTTAATTCTTATCAAAAGGCTTCTTCTCGTAACAAAGAGGTGTCCATCCTTTTCGGCAGCCTCTGTTAATACATGAATTATACCAGCCTTGATTCTCTCAATATGCTTAAAATCAATATTACAAGCTCTTGCAATCTGATCTGCAGTTTTAAATCCAAAACCATCTATATCCTTACATAATCTATAAGGGTTTTCTTTTAATAACTCAATGGCCTTATCTTGATACCTTTTATAAATCTTTATAACCTTTTTGTTTGATACATTATAAGGTTTCAGCATAAACATAAGATCATTCAGGTATTCATACTGCCTATAAGACTTTGATATAGTTTCCACCTTGCTTTTAGATATACCTTTTATCTCTATTAACAGTTCTGGACTATACTTAATAACATCCAAAGTTTTACTTCCAAACCTTTCAGTTATAAGTTTAGCTGTTTTTTCGCCTATTCCTTTAAAAAGACCACTACTTAAATATTTAACCATTGCCTCGTTAGATGTAGCTTCAGGTAGTAATTCCTTTGCCTCATTCACAGAAAATCTCCACCCGTACTGGGGATGCTTTGTCCACTTTCCGGTTAACTGAAGTTCCTGATTAATAACTGCTCTCATAAAACTACCTACTGCAACAAATGTGTTTTCATATATAGTGTGTCTTGCAAATTCGGGGATTTCCTCCGATTTCAACACAACTATAGCGAAATTTTTGCCTTCATCCATTTTAAGAATTTTTGACACTGTACCTACTATTTGAACATTTTCATTTTTTATTGTTTCCATATTTTTTTCCTCCTTAAACCACTCAATTATCTTCTTCTGTCCCATAACACTGCATTAAATACTCTTACAAATCACAGAAAATTTATAAACTAAATCATTGATGAATTCATTAACACGAAAATACATTTCTTCACAATTGATTCTCAACATAGACAACATCCTCCAACTCCCAAATTGTTAAAAAAGTAGCCCATAGTTGAGCTACTTTATAATTCTTTCATCCAGTTTAGAGAAACGGCTATTTATTCTATTATTTCTAATAGCATACTTGAGAGCCTTTAAATCTCCAATTAAGACAACCTTTTTCTTCGCACGGGTAATTCCAGTATAAACAAGGTTTCTTTGAAGCATTCTCTTATGTTGCATTGATAGTGGAATTATGACAGTATCGTATTCGCAACCTTGACTCTTATGAATTGTAGTCGCATACGCAAGTTGAAGCTCATCCAACTCATCCTTGAAAAATTCCACTTCTTCATCTTCCATTTTGATTAGAAGAGTTGAGTTACCAAAATCAACATTTTGAATTATCCCTATATCTCCATTAAAAACCTCTTTGTCATAGTTGTTTTTATATTGCATAACCTTGTCATATCTTCGGAAAACCCTTTGCCCATAATGTAATTCAGGTTTATTGCTGGCCTTTGGATTCAAGTCGTCTTGCAATACTATATTTAATTGATCTACTCCAGTTTCAGTCTTTTTCCTAAATGGACTTAAAACCTGAACCTCATTTATATCTTTTACTCGCATTAATTCCTTCTTGAAATATTCACTTATAAGACATGGAATATTATTAGGGTCTTTTTCCTCGATAAATACAAAGTCCTCTGCATACTCCAACTCATCTTCTCCATGATTGATTTTAGAAGAGTTAATTATTATTTTGCTTGTATCTTTCTGACGGAAAATTTCGTTTAAGTATACAACAGGAACAATGCCACTAGCTATAACATCTTTCAGAACATTACCTGCACCTACTGATGGCAGCTGGTCAGTATCTCCAACCATAATCAACATAGTGTTTGGTTTTACTGCTCTTAAAAATGTAGCAAATAGAAGAATATCTACCATAGAACTTTCATCCATAATTATTAAGTCTGCATCTATAGGGTTTTTCTCATCCCTACCGCAAAAAACTCCATCAGATGATGGTCTGTACTCTAGCAATCTATGAATCGTTTTAGCTTCTAATTTAGTAGCTTCCTGCATTCTTTTAGCTGCTCTACCTGTTGGCGCACATAAACTAATCTTACAACCAGAGAAATTCTTCTTAAATATATCTATAATTCCTTTGATTATAGTAGTTTTCCCTGTTCCAGGACCCCCTGTTATAACCATCATATTTGTTGAAGGCATTGTTTTAAAAGCTTCCTTCTGTTTATCTGCATACTTGATTTTGTACTTCTGTTCAAGTTCAGTAATGGTTGTGTTTATGTTGTAGTTAAACTTCCTTGGTTTTGCATTAAGTATAAGTTTAACTTTTTTTGCAGCCATTGTTTCACTTGCATGATACAAAGGAAGATATACAGAACTATCCGATTCTATAATTAAGTCTTTGGCATTATTCATGTCAATACTTACTCTTATAATGTTGTTTTTATCAACTTCCCCCTGTATTTCTGCCCCCTGAAGGACTTTTTGTGCTTTTTGAACCATTACATCAAAAGGTAAATATACATGGCCTTCCGCATTTGCACATTCATTAAGAGTATAAATAATACCAGCTCTTATTCTGAAATCATCATTTGGGTTTATTCCACAAACTCTAGCAATTGCATCGGCAGTTTTAAAACCAATCCCTTCTATGTCATCACATAATCTATATGGATTTGCTATTATTTTTTCCATAGCATTATCTCCATACTGCTGACTGATTTTTACTATTTTCCCTGTAGGGATGTGATATGGTTTTAATGAAAGCATTAGCTTTTCAAGGTGTTCTGATTTTCTATAAGAGTCCACAATAGCTGATGCCTTACCACTTGATATTCCCCTTATAGTAGATAATTGTTTAGGATCGTTTTTGATTATATCAATTGCGTCTTCTCCAAATTTATCTACTATATTTGTAGCTGTCTTTTTTCCTATTCCTTTAAATAATCCACTGCTCAAATATTCAATTATTGCTTCCCTAGAATTAGGCATGACTTCTTCATAATATTTAACCGTAAATCTCCAACCATATTTAGTATGTTTTGTCCAAGTACCTGTTAAATTAAATTTTTGTCCCTCAACAACGCGCAAGAAGCTCCCAATACCTACAAAATTATTAGGATATTTAGAATCCCTTGCAAAATCGGGGATACCATCGCTTTTAAAAGCGATAATCGCGCTATTTGCTTTATCATCCTTAAAAAGAATTCTTGTTACTATCCCCTCAATTACTACTTGTTCATCTTTTGTCGCAACATTAACTACTCCCATTGCGTTCCCTCCTTATTGGCTACTTTAATTATATCATATTATTATATATCGGTCTAATTTTTCAGGATAAAACGCAATTTACCTCTACTTTTCTTATTATTCTCATTCAAAAACCTCCTTTATCTTCTTTATAAAACCTAAACATTTGTGTATATCATTACATTACCCGTTGAATTTAGTATTTTTCAAGAAAACATAACAAAAAAATAGAGTGATGCTTTAACACCACTCTATTTATAAAACCAGTGATTACCTATTCTTTTTACAAATGTTTTTGTCTTTGGAATAGTGAGATCATCAGCCGTATTTTTGTTTAAAAAATACAATGTCCCGGATGGCACTGCTTGTTCACCATCTAATGCTGCTCTTACAGCATTTTTAACAGATTGCGATGGCGATACTTTATATATACTGCCTGTGCCTACTGGAGAAAATTGTCCTCTCTGAAATATTACACCATGTATAGTATTCGGAAAACTGCTTGAAGACACTCTGTTTAATACTACATTAGCAACGGCCACTTGTCCTTCATAAGGTTCTCCACCTGCTTCCGCCATAACTATTTTTTCAAGTAATTGAGTGTCCATTTCTATTGGGCTTCCTCCACGACTTACCACATACCTTGGCTTTTGAGCCTCTTTTTTCTTTAATTCTGCTTTTGCAGCTTCTTCTTTTTGTCTAGCTTCTGATTCAAGTCTTATTTTTTTATTTCGTTCTGCTGTTTGCAAAACAATATCATCTGAATTGCTTTTAAGTATACTTGTTGTAACTACTATTGTTTCCATCTTTTCTATTTCTTTTTTCTCTGCAGTAATTGATTGCTCCTGTACGGCTTGTATCCTTCCGGCACTATATACTGTAATACTTTTAAATGCAATAACACTCACTATCCCAATTCCTAAACATCCTGCTATTATTGATACCGCTATTTTCTCTCTTTTCTTTTTCAAGTATTCATAACTGTATCCTGTATAATCACTCGTTTTTTCAAAGATTTTTTTTAGCATATCATATCCCCCCTTAATCTTCTCTACAAACCGCCTTTAACTGTTCTGTGAAATAATATCCAAAGAAACCGATATTTTTCAAGTTTTTAAAAGCATAAAGAAGAAAGAGGGTATATCACCCTCTAAAAAAGCTATTTTTCATTAAATTTAAGCATAAAATCAACTTCTTCTTTAATTTCATCCCAATTGGCCTGGGATATGCTAATATTGCCTTTCACTTTCATTTCCACTTTGTTTTCCACAGTTGGTTCTGACAAATATCCATCTACTACGACAGAACCATCAGCGATAGTATAGAATTTATTTTTTCCTTTTGGTCCCAAACCCTTCTTTTCTGCATCAGATTTGTTTCCTATCCTGATGCTGGATTTTTTGTATCTTGGAACTTTTAGTTCTATGCCACAGCCATCTACAGAGATTATCTTATAGAGTTTGTCATCAAATTTTCTTGTAAACACTCCTCCATCTCCTTTCTTTCAGCATCATACTTTTATTATATCATATTTTTCTATGTTATTCTATTTTTAATATTTTGTCATTAAAGCTGTTTACTATATCTCTAGCAGCAACCACTCCAGAAATAGACGCTTGAATAACACCTCTTGTAATCCCTGCCCCATCACCTATGCAATACAATCCATTAATGTCTGTTTCTAGGTTATTATTAACCTTAATCCTTGATGAATAGAACTTAACCTCTACACCATATAAAAGCGTATTTTTGCCATCAATACCGGGACAAATCTTATCAAGAGCTTTAATGGATGTAAGATATAAGGCTCTCCTCCTTTATCTACTTGTCCACTATGAGCATTTGTAGCTATTTTGATTGCAGTATCTAATAAATTTCTCAT